AGGTTGTTCTATTTGTTCTCCTCTTACTAATGACATCTTTTTAAATAGTATTAAATTTTCCTATTCCTATTATTTCATCTGTTGAAATTACATTATATCCTAATAAATTAGGATCTATAACCAAAGTACTAAAAGTTATATTGTCAGTAAAGGAAACTATAGCTGTTTTTTCTATTAATACCCCATTAACAAAAAACACAAAATTGTTTAAAGAAGTAGGAGTTAATCCTGTTGGAGCTGTTAACCAACCATATGAAAAAGTTATTGTTGTAGAATTTACATATGTTCCTACTAATTGTATATTAGTATTTAAATATGAACTTACTGAATCCAAATTGTTATTTGTGTTATTATTTATTACTATATTTTGAGAATCTATTATTTTAGCTCCAGATTTAGTTACGGTAGGAGATTTCATTAAAGCATCAAATTGTTCTAATGTTCCATCTACTGTTTCTAAAGTAAAAGTTAATTTAGATTTATTAAAATATTTTTTTATAGAATTTAAATCTTTTTGTATAATATCAGGAGATAAATATCCTACTAATTTTATACTAAAAGTACATTTAATTAGCCTAGAATCACCTTCTGAAATTTCATTTATTTCAGAAAATGAATTAATAGAAACTTTAAACTTGAACCTCTCAGGATCTCCCCAATATGAATCTGAAGCATATTGGACCATTTCTATTAATTTATTCATTTGTTCAACATAATAAGTAAACATAACACAATCATATGTTATAGATACATAATCAGGTATTACTACTGCATAAAATGTTTTCTCGGGAACAGTATTATTCAATATAGAAAAATTATCATAAAAATTTTTTTTAGAATAAGTTTTTTCAAATATTCCATAATTTATAGGAGAATTAGCATCTAATTTATTTGAAATGTTTCTTAATTTTTCTATACTATTTCTTCTCAATGTAATAATAGGACTCATTATAGCACCCTTATTATCTCTATAATATCCATCTTTTTGATATGATTTCCATTTTTCTGGGGAACTATATATTATAGGTACAGAAACATTTTCATTATTTTGAACAACATAAGGCTTAATTGTATTTTCAAAATAATACAATATAGCTGAATCTAGATCATATATACCTATATTAAAAGGTTTAGTTTTATCCCCTTTAAAAGAAACATTATTCCCTCTATTAGTTTTGGATTGATATGTATTGTTTGGGTTACCTACCTGAGGATCATAAGAGGAATGTTGACTAACAGATATTTCTCTTTGAGTTTTAGGTATAGGTTTTCTATATTCTGTCATAATCTAGAAATAGCTATATTTAATTTATCTTTGGGTACATATACTGTTTTACATATTATAGAAACATTCCACCCAAATTTACCTAAACCTGGATTTAAGGGGTTTATTTCATTAGGATAATCTGGATCTTTACCTATAAATAATTGATTATTTATTACATTATTTACTTCAAAATAACCTTCTTCATACATTATCACATCTCCAACTTCAGGAAATACTTGAGCTTCTTTTAAATCATCCATTAAAAAAGCAACATTTATTCCCCAATTAAATTCTACTCCTCTTTCACTAACAGGATTTTCTTGTTCATATCTTTCTATTAGACAATTAAAAAGTACAGGAGGATTAAAAAATTTACCTCCTGAAGATTCTCCATATATGTTGGTTTTTGTTTTTTCCAAAACATATTTATAATAAGCTACTTGTTGGTTAATAATATCTCCCATCAATTCTCGATTAATATATCTAAATACAGAAATATCTCTTATACTACCAAAAAGTGCACACATTTTTATCCTATATATATAGTTAAAGGTATTTTATTTAATTCTTCTGTTCTAAAATTACTTTCGTCTTTTCTTCTTTCTAATAAAGCCTTTTGAGAAGTTGAATCAAAGTATTCTCTTAAATTTTCTATTAATTTAGTTTTTTCATCTTTTGCATCCCCCCCTAAAGTTGTAGAATTCAATATTACAGAATCATTAGGGATAGGTATTTTATCATATTTTCCTCTTATATATCCCAACATTTCTTTACATACTGCCAAAGTATACTCAAATATCCAAGATCTTCCTATAGAATTTATTTGAGAATATATAGGATTTGTATAAGGAACATTAGAAACATTAGTTATACCATTTCCTGAAGGGTAAGTTATAGAATTTAATAATCTATCTTCAGTTTTTATATATCTAAACCATAATTTTTTAAAATTTTGAGGAATAGGAAATATTTTTAATTGATTGTTTATTAATTCAAAAGTATAATTAGATAATCTGACATCTGAGCTTATTTCTAGTTGCTGTAATACCTGTAAGTCATAACTAACAGGGGCCATTACAAAATTTAAAGAAGGACTAAATGAGCCAAAACCAAAAGAATTTATAGCATTAGCTACCCCAAAACTAGAACCTAAACCAGCATAAGGATCATAAAATTTAGTTAAAGCAGGGGAATCTTGGTAATAAATTAATTTTATTTCTATTGAACTAGATATATTTTGAGAAAGAGCCCACTTATTTAAATCATAATTTTGAATACCAGGAGTTAAATCCAAAGAACCAGAATACCAAGTTACATTACCTCCAGAACCTGCTTCTGAACCATATTGCTCTGATATTCTTATTATATTAGCTAAATTTGGGGTTATCAAAGCATCATTCAATGAAATAATATTATTTGTAGGTAATCCTTCTAAAGTTAAAATGTTATCCCTTACTTTATACGCATATAGTTCATTCCCATAAACAGTAACAGCAGTTTCAAAAGCTGTATAAAAGTTTAGATCCTGTAATTCAACTTCCATTATAGGATATCCTAACCTATTAGCACAAAACTCTGCTACTTTATCTGCATCTAACTGGAATTGAATGTCATTATCATAAAACCCAAAAGGAGTTGATCCCATAGAAAAAGAACTTGAACCAGGCCATATAGGTTTATTCATATTTTGTTATAAATATTAAAAAAGGATAAAAAAACCTGCATAAAGCAGGTTTAACAAGCCTATAACATAAATGTTCTAAAAAATAATAGATTTTATAATATTTATTCTTTCTTCTGTATTTCCTTTTAGTTCATGTAAGTTTTTAATCAAAAATTTATATTTTGTTAAATACTCTTTTATAATATTATCTATTTTAGTTCTATATTCTTTATCTAAAACTCTAACACCATTATCTTCTAAATCAATTCCTTCAGGAGAAATATAAAATATATAATCATATTGGTTTATAAAATTTAAAGCATAGTTTTCAAAACTTATCTTATCGGTTTCGAATATAGATTTAGAAGTTTTAGTAAAAGCCATAACATCAATTGTGGTTCTATCAGTAATAATGTTTTCTTTTATTAATTCAGAACAACGTTCAGCTAAAAATATAGTTTGACCACATAAAGTACTATCTGTATTTAAAGGGATTCCTAAATCTCTTAAATATTTACTACGTTCAGTTGCAAAATGATAATTTGTAAATTCAGGTAATTTAGATAATTCTTTTACTAATGTACTTTTACCTACACTTTGAGTTCCACAGAAACCTATACGCATATTTTATTTTTTAAACAAAATGAAAAACAATAATATTAATAAAGAAAGGGGAATTATAAATATAGTTAATATTACTTTACAAAATACATTCCAAAACTTATTAGTTATATATTCATTAATGTATAAAAAAAGTTTTATATATCCAAAACATACCCCGAGTAAAGCTAATATTAATAGTATAAAAACCCACATGTATATCTTTAAAATCTAGCTTTGGCAGAACCTGATTTATAATAAGGAAGACCTTCTCTTGATTTTAGTCTATCCTTAAATTCCTTTTCGGAATACTTTATTCCATATAAGTACCATTCTTTATTACCTTCGGGATAAATAATGGCTGGTCCCTCCCAATTATGGATTTTACCATCCCAAATAAAAACTTTGGTACCATCAGATTTAGTTACTTTTTTAGATTGGGGAAAAGGGGTTTTAATATCCATGTTTTTTAAATTTATAAGATAAATATACGAAAGATTTTTTTAATAACCTCGCTTATAAATTAAAATTTTATGAAATTTTACACAAGACTAGCAGAAACCCAAGATCCACTCAAATAAGCATATATATAATTTGCCGAAGCCGATGAAAATAATTTTATAGTTCCATTAGGAGGAGTGTCTGAAGGAATTGAATCCAATACAGGTAATATAAAATATGAACCACTTATACTAGAAGCTTGAATACTAGAAGATACTATCAAAGATCCTGTTATAGAATGAGACCCAGTAAAATACTCAAAATTAGCATCTAATTCTTCAATGGTTAATGCTGATCCTTTAGTTTGTCTATATGTAATTGCCATTTTTTTATTATAAATATTAATTTTTTACAAAGAAGCAACTATATATTCTAGACTTACATTTGAACCTGAGGCTTTTGCTTTTATTGTATCATAAAAATTAAAACTAGAATAATATTCTTGATCTACATAATTTTCAACAACATAGTCGTTTGTTGAAGAAACATTAAAATCAGCATTTCCTAACATTAATGATTTTCCTGGGGATAAATTAAATATTGAACTTTCATTTTCAGTCGAAATTAAATATAAATCACATGAACCCGAATCAGATAGATTAGTTATTCTAATATATTTTACTTGATCTTTTACAAACGAACCAGCCGTTTGTTGGGCTTCACTATCTACAAATTTAATGATTTCTATACCAGAACCACTGAAATTTGTAGTTATTGTATCTATTCTTTTTATTATCTGATTTATTCCAGGGATTGTTATAGTATTTACAGAAGTTTCAATATTCCTATTAGGTAATGTTATTTGTTCTGAGATTGTTATTTTTAGGTCAGACATTATAAATTATTTTTTAAATATGTTATTATTTTATCAACTACAGGATGTCTATGATTATTTATTAATTTTATATAAGATATATCATCAATATTTTTTGATAGTTCTATTAGTAAATTCATCCCAGAATCTATTTTATTTTTTAAATCACATTGTAGTTTATCTCCACAAAATATTAATTTACTGTTATTTCCTAATCTTCCTAAAATCAATTCTGTTTGAAGTTTGGTACAATTCTGGGCTTCATCTATTATTATTATATTATTAGAAAAAGTAAAACCTCTCAAAAACCCCAAAGGCATTACTTTTATTGATCCTTCTTGAATAAGTTTAGTAGATTTTTCTTTATTACCTACTAAACTATCCATTATTTCATATATAGGAGAAGTTAAATATTCTAATTTAGAATCAACCCCTCCAGGAAGATATCCAATATCTTCCCCAGCAGTAATGAAAGGACGTGCTATTATTATTTTATCTATTTCTTTATTAAATAATAAATCTAAAGCAATTTGGGTAGCTAAAGTTGTTTTACCCGTACCAGCAGAACCATCAATAACAGATATAGGATTATATAATATTTTACTTTTTGCTATTTTTTGTTCTTCATTTAAAGGTACTTTAAAATTTATTGGGTTTTTAGGTCTTTTTTTATCTTTGAAAACATCATCTTCGTGGTGATTACTGCTCATATCCTAATATTTTATTATAAATATCATTTGTGGATAATTTTTACTAAGGGATCTATACCAGCTTCAACATGCATATGATCAGGTAAACATAATTCAAAACCAAAACGTGAATCTAAAGGTAATACTAAATCAGTTTGAGAACCCCATCTAATTAAAGAAAATCTACTATTTTGGTTAAATCCTTCATTTTGGTCTATTGTAAAAGGAACTATAACATCTACATCTTCATCTGCTATTTGTATCATATAATATGAATATCTTAAAGAAGGAGAATAAACTTTATTCCACATTCTTTCATTATTTTTTACATAAGGAATCACATGTTTAGGGTTTACTATTCCTTTTAATAAATTCTTTTCAACAGCTAACATAGGTAAATTATTTGATTCAATAGAATCAAGTTGTTTATACTGTAATATTCCTGGAAAAGGAATCCTATTTATATGAACATCATAAAAAGACATAAATATTCCTATAACTAAAGAAGGACTATTATATGTTTTATCCATCATCAAATCCTGAAGAGAATAATTCATTCCCTTTACTTCTACCATAGATTTAGTTGGATCTTTAACCAATTTTTGATACAAAATTATACCATCAGCTGGGGAGTAAAAATATTCATTGTTTATATATGTAGGTCTCATAGGATCTCTGAAGAAGAAAGTATTACCTAATTCTACTAAAGATAATTTTTCTAATTCAGCTACATCAGTATCTAGCCATTCGTCAATAGTTTTAGCCATCTTTATACTAAATCTTTATAATAATCAATATAATTTAAATTCATAACACAACATGAAAGTAAAGCCCCACTTTTAGTAAACTCAGATAAATTAAAAAACACAGGCTCCATTCCCTCTTTAGCACAAATAGCTTCTAATGAATTTATTTTATGTTTTTCATAATTATAATCTTCATCAGTTTTATTTAATTCAGATATATTAGAAGAACATAATATTAAATTACCCAAACGTACTGAATTGGTTATACCCCCGAATGCATCGTCCTCATCAACGTCTATAATTTCGGTATAACGTTCTATATCGCGGATCTCCTCTTCATCGAACATCGCCGTACAAACCAAAGTTTTATTTTTACTAAGAGGGAAAATGGAACAATCTAAATGATATAAATATTCATCTACCATTTCTACTTCAATAATATTCATATTAAAATTTTCTTGCATCCATTCATAAGTTTGATAATCTGTTCTTATGCCAGACCCTCCTATATAATTATTATCTCCTATAAATTTTAAATCAGCTTCTCCTTCCCATTTATAAGGACACATATGGGTATTATACCCCATAAGTTTAAAAAAGGCTTCTCCTACTTTTTCTTCACCTATTCTAGGTTCTGAAGTATAATTTGATAATATTATGTTATTTGAGTCTTTTATGTGGGGTAAATATATACCTAAATTAGCAACATATACTTGATCTTGAAAATTTCCAAATGAAGGTAATAGATAAACCAAACTATCTCCAGACATGAAATTGTATAAATCCATCCATTGTCTGTAGGCCTTTGTTTTATTTATTTTTGAAGATTCAGGAGATAGTTCTTTTATCCAAATATTATTTGGGTTTTTATTATCTAATGTAAAAGGAAAATTCATTAAATAACTAGGAATACTTAATTGAGAAGGTGTTTCTTTCATATGAATTATTATTTATACATAAATATACAAAAATTAGTTAAAAAATCAAACTAAAAAAGGAATATTTTTAAAATTATTTGCTAATTTAGTATAAATTTGAGTAGATTTTATATTATTATGACCTAATAATTTTTGAATTTTGTTTAAATCTACTTTTTGTTCATACAAATGGGTAGCGTAACAATGTCTTAACAAATGAGGATGAAAATCTTTTCCAAAATATTTCTTAATTATTTTTTGGATAGATCCTCCTGAATATTGAGGTTTGCTTTGACCTTCAAAAAGATAAATCTTAGGAGAACATGTGATATAATATTCTCTCAACAGCTTTAAAAGAGGTTCACTTATAGGAACAAATCTATCTTTTGATCCTTTCCCTTGAACTATTTTTATAAGATTTTGTCCCTTTAAAATATGTTCAATCTTTAAATTTATTACTTCACTTAATCTTAACCCACAACCATACATTAAATTACATATAGCTTTATGTTTTATATTAGGTATAGAACTTAAAATATCTTTAATTGTATTATGAGAAACCAATGTAGGAAGGTATTCTCTTTTTTTAGCCCTAACAAACTTATATTTAAATTCTTTTCTCCCTAAAACTTTTATATATAAAAATCTTAAAGCCGCTATAACTTGATTTTGTTTAGAACGAGAAGAATTTTCAAAGTTATTAAGATATAATTGTATATCTCCCATATTTATTTTATACGGATTTCTATCTCCTAAAAATTTAATTATTTCTTTTAGATAAATATCGGATGTTTTTAATGAATTGTAGGATTTTGTTAAAATTATTTCCACGTTTTTAACAAAATTATTATTTAGTCCCATATAACCGTTGATTTTATTGCAGAAGATTTTGGTGACATCTAACCCCCCGTTATATGCAATGCTACATTTCTACTTTGTATTAAATTTCGTGGTTATAATCTTTTTGTTTTATTTTTTTCCTACGCTCTTTAAAAATGTTGATAATTTAACATCACTTTCGATTAAATTTAGGTTTTTATCATAAATATCCCAAACCCATTCTTTTGTATTATTCGCATCAATTTTTACATTTACAACACAAGCCACATCAATATTTTTAGTAACATTAAATACCACTTGAAATTGTTTATCTCCAGTATTATATACTTTACAAGCATCACTTGACTTAAAAACAATTCCCCAACCACCATATAAAAAATCTTTTTGGTATCTACTATCAATTTTCTTGTTAGTTAAATCAAAAGCAAACCCAAAATTACCATCAACAATTTGTTCTTTACTTTTTCTTGTTTTTGTGAATGATGAATAATATGCACCAACGCCACGAAATCCATTTTGTAAAATAGAAGTTATATTTTCTTTGGTAGTTGAATGGAATAATAATGTATTTGTTGGTAATTTTATTGCTGAATTTGGTTTGTATGAAAAACCTCTTTGTGGTGTATTTTCTAAATTATTAACAACATTGATAAAATCATCAATTGTATTTATTGTTGTAATATCTTTTTTTGAAACACTCTCCTTTAACATTTTTTCTCTAAATGTATCAATATATTTCCTCATTTCTTGACTCATAATTTTCTTTATATATAAATATTCAAATTTTAAATTTTCAACCCACAAAAAATAAAACAAAAAGGTTCATCTCTCGTATTAACTTTTCTACAACATATCCGCACTGCATATAACAAGGTGTATAAGAAAGTTTGCTATAAAGTTCAGTGGTAATTGAAAGTTCGTCTAAGCAAACCTTCTCATACACCAAATCGTTATGTACAATACTACCTTAGTACCCATAATGACGTTTTTTGTAATCTTCAAACGCATCCCATATAGTATCTCCTATCCCATAACATTGTGGTGATACATTTTCTTCCATCCATTTATTCAATCTATAATGTGGTTCTTCCCCAAGTTGTATTTCGTGAATATTAGTATTATCACTTTCAGAATTGAAGATTACTATTTTACCACCGTATCTCATTGTTACTATTGTCAATGGATAAATATCTTCAATCTTTTCAATTTTGTCTTTTTTCATCTTTTTAAATTTATTTGTTAATAATCCGTACTGTACATAACAAGGTGTATAAAATATAACCTATTATAGTTCAGTTGTTATTTAAAAGTTTGTGGTTAGGTTACATTTCATACACCCAACCGTTATAAGTAATAAAAATATGTTACATATCATAGTCTTTCAAACTTTCCAAAAGATTTTCAATACCTTCTTTGATAAGTCCGTTATATAACCCAACTTTATTCAAGTTATATTTATTTTGTAGTAAATCTTTTTTCAGTTTTTCCAACCACATATTTTTACTACTTATAACATCAGATATATTCAATTCTGATGTCTTTTCTTCAAATGTTTTCATGTTTTTAAGTTTCATATTGTTAAATTAATTTTATACTATATATTAAAAATCAGAACTAAATATATCTGTAACCGTTATCGGTCATGCTAAGAGACGTGCTAACCAATCGACAGTTTTTTGAATTTTACGACCTAAAAAAGTTTTCGCAAAAGTGTTTTTAAAATCTTTTTTCGCTAAATCTAAATCGTGACTGAGAAACTCGCTTGTGTTTGACAGTTTCCAAATATCTTCATTACTAAGTTCTGTCCATTCTCGCATATCAGGTGTTTTATAATGATTTTCGTAAAACAGTTTTAGTTTTTGAAATTTATCAAAACTTATAGTTTTGGGTTTTTCAAGCCTTTCAATGCGTTTGAATAGGTGAAAGACAACTAAGCAGTTAATGATTAGTGAAATTGAAATTAAGTGTTCCATTTGATTAAATTTTATTTGTTTGACAATGAAGCACGAACCGATAACAGCACCTACCCAAAAGCGGGGGTGATGTGGTTAAATCGGGTTTTGTGCTTCTATTTAAGTTCATTGTTTATTGACAGTTTTCGTTTTCAAAATCCCCGCCTTCGGGTAGCTGCAAACCGTTATACACAATATTTTTTCACTTTTTCACTTCTCTCAATGAAGAAATCTACTCTCTTTTCTAATTCATCAGAAGTTGCCATCGGTTTAAACTTAATACCGTGGGTATCTACCCAAGTTTTAACATCACAAGCACCATAAGCTTCTTCTTTTAGAAGTTCTATCAAAATTTCTTTAAGTTTATTTGTTTCCATTTTTTCTTTGTTTAAGTTTGTTTTCTAATTCCTGAACAGCATTTTTCTTTTCTTCCAATTCTCTTTCGGATTTCTCAACTTCTTTTTTCAGCTCTTGATGATACTTTTCCATTTTTTTCCATTTAAGAACTGGATTTATTTCTGAATAAATATCATCAAATAAATCCTTAATAGTTTTACCAAAAAGTATTTTACTCCAACTTACTTCTTCATTTAGAAAACTTTCCCATTTCTTAATCTTTATATCTTTCATATTTAATTGATTTATTTTTATTATATATTCTTAAATCAAAGTGAAAAAATACTTTGTATAACAAATGATAAACAACATTAAAACGATTGTTTATCATCGGACGTTAGCGGCAATCTTGAATGACGTTCACGCTACTAATTTCATCCCATTTTCCGAGAACTCTAACATACATTACTTTTCCGCAGGTGTCTATTACTACATATCTATACTCTTTGTCTGGTAAGGCGTAAACTTTTGCCTTTGGATACGCTTTTTCAACTGTTTCCATACACCTGCTATTATCAAGTGATTTATTTACGTCACTACAAGAAGTAAAGACTGCCGCTAACATCGCATATACGGCAATAGCGGCTACTGTGCTAATTTTAAAGTTTTTCATTTCTATTTTACTTTTGTGGTTAATTCAACTTTTGTGCCTTGAAGCCCGCACGAACGGCAAGCCACAAAACGTTAGCGAGCATAACAGATACAACTACCTTCACTATATCCTTTACATCGTTCACAGTAAGTCCAACTATCTTTAAACTCTTCCCAATCAACCCAATCATATTCATCTTGCCAAGCAAATAACTTCTCCAAATAATATTCAGAGTTACGCTCGCTAACATCAAGTAAACGCAAGTTTTCTTCCGTTATCTTTGATGTTAGTTTTTCAATTTTACTTTTGAATATATTCATAATGTTGTTCCTTAAATTAAGTGAAAACCTGCGTTTACTTGCGGTACGTTAGGTGCAATGCTATTCGACACCATCACGATAAAATTTCTTATTCAAATTATGACAAGCAATCATTACATCTTCATAAGCACCTTTATATCGTGTCTTATTTTCGTTGTGAGTATCTATCACTTCCCATTTGTTATTTACACAAATCTTTTGAAATCTTCTTTCGGTGCTTATACTTGGCATTTTTACTTGTTCTTTAATTATTTCAATCATCTTTTCAAGTTTTGTGAGAAGCACTGCACCTAACAGCAAGTAAGCAATAGTTGCCAATAACTTCTCGGTTAATAATTAAGTTCATCGTAGGCAACCATCGCCTACTTGCGAATCGTTAGCACCAATAGCTACCTTACTACTTCTTCTTTGGCTTAACATTTTTTACTTCACCAGTTGTTGTGTTTTTTAACTGAATATTTTTCAATTCATTTTTGCCATCATCAATCCAAATAAATTTAACTTTAGCAATATCAGAGTTCATTTTACCCTTATATTCTTCACGCTCTTTTATTTTGGCAAAAGTTTGATTTACTTGATTAAGCCAAAGAAGAAAATCAATTGACAATCTTTCAAAATTTTCAGGCGTAGTTACATTAACCAATTGCTCTAATGTTTCAATTTCGTATTTTTTTACTTTACTCATTCTATTTATGTTTTTATGTTAATAATCCGTACTGTTGCTAACAAGGTATATATGCAATACCCTACTAAGGTTTATACTAAATTTTAAAGTTTCGGCTTCGGGTACTGCATATATGCCCAGCCGTTAGTTGCTATCTGTTTTTGTTCTTTTTTGTCCCACGCACTTTGGTTTTTTCAAAACCATTAGATTTTGATTCTCGTTCCAAAATATCCTGTGCCAAGTTTTTAAAATCTGTGTTCTCATCAATGGCTCTTTTGCTCAATGATTTTACACATTCATCTGATAGGTCAAGTAGTTTTTTCATTTTATTATTATTTTTTGCGCTTTAAAACCTTCTCTTTTAATATAAAAAGGCGGTGATACTATGTATGCTTTTTTCAAATTTTCTTCCCCTATTTTTATTGCTTCTCCAATAGTTAAATCTTTAACCCATTCCCCGCTTGGTAAAATATGAGCAATATAATGGGATGATGCTTTTTCATTCAATCTGCCCTCTTTTTCTAATAAAGAAAAAATAAATGAGTTTTGTTTATCAGATAACCAAGCCTGTTTGCCATTCGCAAGGGCTTTATCATAAATTGATTTTGCTAATTCTATTGAGTTCATATTGTTCTAATTTTCTATAAATATACACCATATATACGCTATTTCCCATAGTTAAATTTTGTTTATTTCAAACCCCATCCAAACGGAACGATATAACCCATGAATATTCTCATATGTGTCTCCATATAATTTCCCGTTTATTACTGCAACAGCATGTCCTTGAAGTAGTAACACAAATCGACCAATTGGATTATTTTCCATAAATGATTTCAAAGTATAACCTGTGGGGTTTTTGTATTTTTTGTTTATAAGTGTTTTGTTTAAACCGATTTTAACACTGAAATGTTCTTTTGAAGGGTGGTAACCTAAATAATTTATTTTATAACCATTCTCAATTGTATTAATAATATTTTTGCAATAAAAATATAATAAAGTACCTCTTCTATTTACACGATTCAGTTTTGTTTTGACCCAAATATGAGATTGTTCATATGAGAGATCCAAGGCTATCATAAAAGACCTTACAACGCAATCATTAGATTCATGTCTAGCTAACCAACTTTGTTTACATACTAGATCTATAGTATCAACATATAAACCAGGTCTTAAAATTTCAACCTCTTTACCACGCCAAAGTATTTTTTCAGTAATTTGCATAACTTTTTTTAAATTATTCCGGCAAAAGACCATTATTTTCTAAAGCCATCCATAAACGCTCTTTCCAAGTCTCATTTTTAACTCCTTCGATAAGATCTTTATCATTAGAACCGTTAAGGGTAGCTTGACCTACTAAAACAAGAGCTTTTTCAATACATTCTTGAAAGTTTTCAATTTTGCCTTCTTTCAAAAATATTTTTGATGATTCCCAGAGTTGAGTGATTGGACCGTTGATTTTCATAACTTTTTGTTTTTTTGTAGATTAAATATACGAAAAAATTTTCGAAAATCCAAATTTTTCGCATGAAAAAGTTATGAAAAATTTTTCACAAATTTAGTGGTTCCACAATCCCATATTTTAGTATAACCCAATTCTTCCATGATTTCAAATTCGGTTTTATTAACATCACAACCCATTTTTTTTAATATTTTTTTATTAAAATTAAATCTATGATATCTTTTTAAATAATCTTTAGTATAAAAATAATTAGGAGAAGATTCTTTTTCTTTTTTAAATCCAATTTTTAAATACATATTATTATTAGGATCTGTCCATCTGTTATCTGAATATGAATATATTTTAGTAGGATTAAAATTTTTTATAAAAAAATTTAATAACTTTGAAGCTCCTCCTATTACATTATATTTAGTAGCATATCTTGATAATTCATATATTTTTTTATCATTTTTATTTCCCCCCAAAGCAATTCTAGGATGAGAAAAAGTCATCACAGCCACTAATTCTTCTTTTAAAAATAAACCCAATTTTATTGAACTTCTATCAGATCCTTGTATATGGTAATTATCTAAAAATTGGTTTTTTTCTTTAAACAATATTTCTTTTATAGAACATTTTCTAGCATATATTTTTGTTTCTGTAATATTTAATACAGAACGTAATTTATTTTTAACTATGTTTTTTTTATTTAACCATTCATCTGAAAATATTTGTATTAATCTAATGTTATTATCGATAGCTTGTTTATATTTATTAAAATGATAATCTTTAAATCTATTAGCTTTTTCTGAATGCCAATATAGTCCATTATATTCTATTCCTATATTTAGTTCGGGTAAATATATATCTATTTCATTTTTAGGAAAAAGTCTAACATTTGTTTTAATTTCTCCTTTATATATATTTTTTATAAATTCTAATAATTCTAATTCTTCCTTAGATTGTTTACCTATGTTAGAAAATACTTCCCAATCCCAGTGCCCTTTTATATAATCTCTATGATATGTTTCTTTACCTAAATCACAATTTTTACCATTTTCTAGTATAGAAACAGGTTCTCCACAACCACATTTACATGCAGGTATTTTGTTATCTAATACATATTTTATTATATATTCAGATTTAGATATATTAGAATGTTTTTTTGTTATATGGTACATTAAATGTTGATTACTTTTAACCTTTTCACCACATATATTACATTTGAATAAAGATTGTTCTTTTAATTTATTTTCTTTAATATTTTTAGGTCTAAATTCTCCATATTTAATAATATATTCTTCAGTTTTAATATTATGGGCCCACTTCAAATGCATTGCCATAGATCTTACTGATTCAGAAGAATTACATATTTTACATAAAACTTCATTTCTTTTGTCTCTGGTTGATTTTAATGAAAAATTTTCATGTTCAAATCTCCAAACATACCCCCCAGCAGTTTTATATTTTCCTTCACAACACCTTAAAATAGAATCTCTATTAGAAATTTTTACATCTTTTATATCATTATATAACTTTACTAAATGTCCTTCTAAAGAATATTGTTTTATTTTCATAATATTTTTTTAACGTATCGTGGATAATATATAAAAAGAGGGTTGAAAAATCAACCCTCTTTAGTTAGTTACTAATTTTTATTATTATATGGTATTTAAACCACTAACATAAATTTTAGCATAAAATTCTGGTCTTAACATTTTCTTTGCATATCTTGTTAATAGACCTTTTCTTGGTGTAAAGGTATCAGGATCGTACACTAACGGAGTCATCACTAACGGAATATAAGGAGCAAATACAGCACCGGCTTCCAAAAACTGACTACCTCTAAATCCTAATAGAATAGTATTCTCAGTCATATAAGGGTTTTTATAGATGTTATATCTACTATTTAAAGAACCTACTTTTTGTACACCAAAAGCATATTGCATTTGAGCAGCATCTCCATTTGAATTAGCAGCAAACCCAGGAATTGATTCAAAGATAGTTGCTACTGTAGGAGAACATACTAAGAAATTAGCTCCACCTCTTAAAGTTAATTGGTGAATTTTATTACTCAATTTTTGTACTTTAGTACCAAGAGTTTGGAACCATCCTCCTTGAGTATTGTAATATCCTGAAGATAATGTTTCAAATGCAGTCCCACCACTGTTAATAACAGTATTGTTTACAGCTGACCAATATTCAGTTCCAGCAGCTGCATCTTGAATTAACATATCTAATATTTCAAGGTCAATCTCCATAGAAATATATTCAGACATTATGTTTGTTAATTCTGCTTCTGCATCGATGTTTTGGTATGCACTTAAGTCTTGTGCATATTCAGGAGTCCAAACAGCCTTTAATTTACGTGTTTTAGCCACAATTGCTTGTGATTGCATTTTCACATTAATCTCAGGTATTGAAATAGGATTATTATCTGCATTTAATTGAGTGTTACCATCTTCGAAGTCACCTCTTTTATTATCAGCAGTAGCTAATGAATGAGATACTAAAATAGTAGGAGCAGCAGCTATTACTGTTGAACCAGTAACTACGAAAGTTACAGCAGATCCATTAGTTGAAGTAAATGCAGGCAAATAATCTAATTGAGCACTTCCTGAATAAGGAACAAAGCTTCTAACAGCTTCAAAATCAGTTGATGAAGGTAATGTAACTGTTAAAGTTTTATATTGACCAAAAGAAGATGAATAATTTGAGTCAAAATTAAATGTTGCCCAAGTAGTTGACCCTGAAGCAGCTGCTGCTGTTGAAGAAGTAGTATTTATTGTATAACTAAATCTTCCAGCTCCATACAAACCACCTGCGGCTGAAGGAGTAGCAAAAGGATAATTACTTCCTGTATTTCCATATAATGAAGAACCTGCACTAAAAGGGGCTTTATTAGTTCCATATTGGAAATCTAAATAAAATACTAGTCCTGAAGGTAAGTTCATTGGTTGAACAGAAACAAATTCCTTAGCTACAATTTGACCAAATACTTTACGTACTAAAGGAAGAGCAATACCTGCCCAGTTTTCACCTGTTCCTACTGTAAAAGTGTTATTTACTGTAGAAGTAGTGGAATTTTCTGTTACCAATTGTTTAGCTTGGTTTTCCAACATGATAGCCATGTTATTTGAATCAGTTTCACCTAATCCCTCTAAAAGTCCTGTTTTAGCCCATTTTGCTGCTAATCTTTTAGCATCACTTTGAACTGACTTCCAAGGATTAGAAGATTCTAATAATGATTGAATAGTGTCCATTTTTTGTTATTAGTTTTTTTAATGTTTTTTATTATTTTGTTAAACCAGCAAGTTTTTTCATTCTTTCAAAAACCAAATTAGATTCTATAATAGGACTTTTACTTGACTGAGATATAGTTTTAGAAGCTGAACCTAGATGTTCTTTAATATGTAATTTTTTAGATTTTTTATCAATATTACTTACTAAAGTTTCATATATTAATTTGGCTTCTTTAGTAGTTGAAGCTTTATCAAAGGCTTCAACAATTTTTGTTTTTTCGGAATCGTTTAATGATTTTGCTTTGAATATTTTGTTGATGTAAATAAGTTTTGAATTTAAAAGATTAACTTCATTGATTGATTGTCTTAAAACTTTTATAGTTTTATAAGCTTCTTCTAATTCTTGAGGTTCTTCTTTTTTAAATTCTTTTAAAGAGGCACAAGCAGGATGTTCAGGATGGTCAGCACAATATAATTTTTTAAATTCTTCTTCATCATGTTCAGAATATTCATTTATTTCTTGTTCTTCTTCCATTTCTTCGGCTTCTTCCATAGTAGTTTCTTCTTGTTCTTCAGAAATTTCAGTTTCTTCGGTTTCAGATGAAGGAACTCCTTCTATTTCACCAGCATCTACCATACTTTGGATAACATCTGTTACAAAATTTTTCAAATCTTCTTCAGACATATCTTCAATATCAAACTCTTCTTCAGTTTCAACTTCTTCTTCTTCTTCTTCCTCTGTTACAGTTTCTTCTGTTACATTTTCTTCTTCAGAATCAAGTTCAGCCAAAAGTTCATCTAAATTAATTTCTTCTTCTTCCTCTGTTATAGTTTCTTCTTCAGAATCCATTTCAGAAATTTTTGAAGCTAATTTTTCTTTAAGAAAAGGTGTAAATGCTTCTTCTAAAGCCATCTTTGCTTGTTCTAATGCTACTTCTTTTACTTTTTTAGCATCAGCAATTGCTTCTTTAAGCAATTCTCTGTTTGTTTCCATGTTTTTGTTCTCAAATTTTTTTGGGAAAATATGCCTATTTAAAAAAGCATAATAAAAATAAACTAATTAGGTGTTATATAATTAATAACACATTCAATTATAAATACCGCAAAATTTTTTAAAAAATGCTCATGTATAAAAAAATTTTTTTAAATATCTATTAAACAACTTCCATTAGAACACAAGATTTCAGTAATAATTTTATTTATTCTATCATTTTTGTTTATCTTAGTTAAATCTAAACCTTCATTTATTTGGGTTGATTTCATCCAAGAACCAGGATTTGAAGGATTTGATACAGCATCCCATGTTAATAAATCAAAATCATCTTGTACTTCCATTATCTCTCCTTTTTGTTCTAATGAACCCAACCCACGAGAGGAAATACCAAATAATAATTTATTTTTAACATAAGCTCCTAAAATTCTTCCAGAAATAGTTCCATATTCTCCAGGATCAGAAAATATTTCTAATATCCCTTTTATTAAATCCCCTTCCCACCAAATTTTTCTTATAGCATGAGAACCATTCTTTAAGTTTATTATTGTTGAAGATGGATGATCTAATTCACCTATAGTTTCAGTAGTACCAGCATCTATTTTCTTTTGAAACTTAGATAATTCTCTTTCCCACAATTCTCTAGAGTAATATCGACCATTTCCATTTTTAACTTCTACAGTAGCCAAAACCCCCTCAACAAATAAATTTTTATTTGAAGAAATATTGTTTAATCCTTCTATTAATTTTACAGGAGCAGAAGTATATTGAAAAGGGTGGGTTTCTACTAATAATTCTTTCATATAAAATCTTCTAAGTTTTTATTTGATTTTATTTCTTTAACTATATTAGATAAAGATAAAGATTTATTTTCTCTAACAGGAACACAATTAGGAACCTGTTTTCCGTTTTTAGATTTTATCCCTATTTGTTTATATCCTTTCCAGCAGGCTTCATCTTCGGAAATAGTAGATTTTACTATTTTTAGATTTTTTTTATTAGCATATTTTTTAGCTTGTTCTGGTGTATCAAAAAACATATCTATTTGTTTTGAACCATCTGGTTTTTCCAAAACATAAACAGGATTTTTTTTAGGTCCTGATTTAGATATCATGTATGTGTTTTCTTTATTCCAAGCTGTTGAACCTATTTCAGGTTTATATGATGGGTTGGATTCATTGAATTGACTCTCAAATCTAACTGTAATTCCCCTTTGATTAAATTCTGATTCTAATTCTGATTCTAAAGAATCTAATGTTTCTTCATCTTCAGGAAAAAACCAATATCCCTCACGGGGATTCCATACCCCATAATAATCAGTTTCACCCAACATGTCTTTTATGGCATTATTATCTATTGGGGTTCTGCCTTTTACTATTAACCCCGAACCATCATAATCCCCCATCATACCTGAAGATTCATCTAGTGCGGAATAAACAGTATTATCACTATCATACCAATCTTCTACTACATATTTATCATCTCTGATTTTATTAACATGTACAGCATATTGTCCTTCTCCATATTTATCTGCATATTTTTTTGCATCTTCTAAATTGTCAAAATATGCTGGGGTTGTTGGTTCTTTTTGGGTTTCTTTTAATTTATTGTTCTTAAAATAAACTAAAGCTAATTGTTTTTTAGTGTCGGGATGTAATCTTAAATATTCTTCATATGATATGCCTGAATGCTTTGCTATTGGTTTTCCTTCAACATGTTTCAAATAATCTAAATCTAGATTTTCATGCTCATTTACTATTTGATTTCCTTGGATTCTTCTTAAAACTATTCCATAAACATCCCCGTTTCCAAAATCAACATTGACCATATCATCCATTACTTTTACAACTTTTCCCTTTTTTCCATTCTTTATAAGAGTGTCACCTATTTTTGGTTTATATTTATCTTTTTGTTCTTCTAAAGATTCATTAGTTTTAGCCTTTTTTAAATCTTGAGCTTTAACCCAAACTTCTGGTCTTCCACCAAATTTAATTGATTTGATATAAATTCTTCCATCATCAGCAATACGTGTTACTTTATGTTTGATTCCTTTATATAAGACAACATCATCAGATTCAAATTCATTTTCAGAAGGTTTAACCATAGAACCTATTGAGCGGGCTTCTAATTCATTTATGGGTTTAGTAGAAAAATTGCCCCACTCTCCTCTTATTGTTCTTATTTCATTATCGTTTTTATCATATACTGTAACTATGTAAATAGCATTCATGTTATAGTTACGAGCAGGAGTATAGTCTTCTATTATTCCATAGTATCCTTGAGATGATGGGTATATTTCACCTACATCTCCTCTAAAATAAACTTTGTCACCAATATCACTACCTGATCCTTCTTTTATTGGATTTTTTCTATCTTGTAAAATTTTCTCAATAGAAGAAGGATTAACACCTTTTTCTTTCAAAAATAATTCTAATTCTTCATCCGGTAAAGTATCTATCTGAAATTTGTATTTTCTTTTTGCTGAGTTGTAAGAGTATTCAACAGCATTATATCCCCCATCTTCAGGGGTTTTTATATTAGTTTGTGGATTATCAGTAATTCTTCCAAACATAGGGTGAGTATAAATATTTTCTTTTAAAATATCAGGAGCTTTTTCATATCCACTAGCTTTATATTTACCTTTTACTTCTTTAGTAGGAGTGGATTCTTTATACCCCAACCCTTTAACACCAAACTGACCTTCTTTGGTATAATACATTATATCTTTAGCTAAATTTTTAGCTACAATCTGTTTTAATTCTTCTACTGTTTTTTCAGAATTTTTGGGGTCTTTCATTTCAGCATAATAACCGGTAAGAAACTGAGGTCCATAGATGTTATCAATATTTTTAACATCTTTATAATCATAACCACGAGTAGTCATGTCCGTTGCTTCTTTAGTGGTTTCTTTTTCTTCAGCTTTAGCTGCTTCCGAAATATTTTCTTTAAAAATAGAAAACCAATCAGGTTGTTTTTTTGAACCAGTTACTAACCCCCCAATAAATCTTTCAGATATTATGGATTTATTTTTTAAAATTGTAACAGCGTTTTCAAAGGTAGTATATTGATTTATATATTGAGGAAAAATTCTTTTTATTGATTTCATAAAAAAATCTTTATTTCCTTTTCCTTCTAAAATTAAATCATATTGTGTTTGTAAATCCATTTTTATTAATTATCTTTAAATAATGTTATTAAATCGTCTATATAAGATTCAGCTATATCAGTACTATATAAAACATCAAAATCTGGTTTTTGTTTGTATTTTTCTATAACTTTATATTTAGCTGATTTTAATAAAGGTAATAGTTGATTTATTTTGTTTTCTATTGAATCAAAAGTTAATATTCTTTTAAAAATAAATTTTTTTAATTTAGGATCTTTTATTTTTAAAGAATTGACATATGTTTCAATGTCAAATTTTTCTTCATTCAATTTTGGTTTCCACAAATCTTTATGATCTATTCCTTTAGCTTGTTTATGTAATTTATTAACATCTGCTGGTTTATAGCCTAATTTATAATAATATATATTTTTAGTCCCTTTAGCATTTTTATCAGGATTAAAAGCATAAGGAGTAAGATACCCAAATTCTTTTAATTTAGTTTTTACTATTGAATTTAATAAGTCCATTAATAGTTTTTTAGTTCTTCTATTAGATTATAATATTGTAATAGATTAATTAAATCCTCATCTGATAATTTTATTGGTTCTTTTAAAGAATTAGTAATTTCAGATATTTTTATCTTTAATACATTGTCTGTTATTTTTTTGTTTAAAATAGATAAACTATTTTTTATTTCAAATATTCTCTTATTATATATTTCTTTTAGTTTATCAAAATTATCAGAAGAATCTATAAATTCTTTTAATAACAGTCTTTGATCAGAATTCAAGTTTTTATATTTTTCATTAAATTTATCTAATAAAAATTTATATGCTAAAATTCTAGTATCTTTGTCTTGAGATTTAAATTCTAAAATTATATCTTTTTGAACTTTTTCTTTATCTATATTAGAAGAAACTAGATATTCTAATACAGTTAATTTATTATCTAATACATGTTTTGTATTTAAATTTAAATTTTCTGAAGAATAAAGTTCAAATAAATTATATAAAGAAGCTTGGGCTTTGTAATTAGGAAGTTTAGTTTTAAAAAACTCATCTAAATCAAAATTTTCTTTTATTTCTTTTATTAGATTATATTTTTGGCGTTTTAATAATGATTTATTTAATCCTTTAGAAGCCTCAATTATAGTGTTTAATATAGATTCTGCTTTTCCTTCATTTATGTTTTTATATGAAAATAAGGTTTCATATAATTTATATTCTTTACCTAATTCTGTTTTTACAAAATACTTTTTTAAAATAGGTAAAGCTTTAGAATCTTTTCCTAATAAAGAATCAGAAGTAATTTTCCTTACTAAAAGTTCAAATATGATACCCGTGTTTCTTAATTTATTATGTTTATACATTAAAGTATTTTATTATAAATATTAAAAAAATTTTTATTCGTCCTCTAATATTTGGGATTCATCTAGTAAACTTAATTTTTTCCCCAAACTTTCTAACAAAGATTTGTTTTTATTAAAATTAATATTTGCTTCCTTTAATGACATAGGAGAACCTCCTTTATAATTAGGAACACCATATTCAGGTTGATCATCTATCTTCATAGCTTTTTTACCTAATCTATCTTTTCCTAATGAGTTTTGTTGAGTATCTATATTTGTTACTTTTTCTTTAGGTCTACCTAAAGGTATACTTTCATCATATCCTGAGGGAAGGTTGTCTGGGGCTGAACCCATTCTTCCTTTACCATATAGATAAGCTAAATCATGAGGGGTTCCATAAGATTTACCTGTTTCTAAAGGATCATTACCTTCTTTTTCTATTTGTGTATATCTAAATGTACGTTTTTGATCTTCTGCTATTAAATCTCTAAATTCGTTATATTGGTCCTCACTTAGATGATATATGTTATCATATATCCAATCTGTGGGTAATATTTTTGTTTCCATTATAGATTTAGCTAGTTCAACTTTTTCTTTCATCAAGTTGATTCTTTCTTGATCATATATTATAGAAGGAGTGGTTAAAGATAATTCAAAATTAGTTAATCCTTCATCTTTATATCCTTGAGAATATAAATGTACTAACGCTATTTTATATAATTCAGAAAGAATAATTCTTTGAATTCTATCAATAGTACGAGCAAATCTTATATCTTCAGCAGCTAAAGTTGCTTTTCCTTGAAGATCTTTATCATATCCTAAAAAAGCTTTAGGAACTTTAAGAGCAGCAAACAATTTATCTCTTAAATATTCAACATCTTTTATACCATCATACTCTAATCCTTTAGTAGTATCGATTTTTGTTGCAGTATCGTTTCCTCTAACAGGTATATAAAAATCTTCCAACATATTTTGCATGTTGTATTTTAAATTATAATTACCTGTTTCAGGATCAAATAAAGGAACTCTCTTCATAGAAGATATGGTTTTTTGCATAAAACCTTCTACTTCTTGGGGAGGTATTCCTCCTACATTAACATAAAATATTCTTTTTTCTGGAGCTCTAACTATTCTATGTATTAACATAGAGTCTTCCATTAGAGTATACTGTTTAAATATTTTTCTTGCTGGTTCTATAAAAGATCTTCCATAAGGAAGAAAATTCATATCAGTTAACAACCTGAAATGTATTACTTCATAATTATCAAAAGTTACTAAATGAGTACTTTTTGTATTAGCTTGTCCAGGCAATGAATAATATCCTGAATTTCCACTATAAAATCCATCTGGTGAATATATAAATCTTACAGCATTGGGATGTTCTCTATCATAATGTTCCTCTCTAGTTATATGATATGCAGAATAAGGAATAACATTGTATACCCCATATTTTTCTGCTATTTCCAATTTTAAGAAAAAATCCCCATACTTACACATTTGTCTTATCCAAGACCATAAATTAAATTCAATGTTTAAAACATCATAAAACAAATTATATAATATTTTTTGTATATCTTCATTTGAGCTTCTTATTTGTAACACTTCCCCTAAGTCATTTTTTAAGGTACATTCATCTGCTATAATGTCTAAACTAGAAGCTATTATAGCATCTGAATCCATAACATCATAGTCAGAATATATTTGGGGTCTTAAATATTGATAATTTATATTTAATTGATTCCCATATAAAGAAGTGGTAGCGGGGGAATATATTCTTGTAAACCTATCTAATAAAGAATTAGTAATTACATCACCAGAAGTTTGGATAGAATCAGTATCCATTACTTTTAGTTGATGTCTTCCTACGTTTCTTAAAACAACATCAGTTGAAAATAATTTTTGTAATCTCGAAAATAAATTTTTATCTGCCATATATTATATTATACTATTCCTTTTTATAAAAGCCAAGTTAAATTTTCTTTTCTACCATTTATTTCTAATTGATAAGGGTTTATAACTTTATTTGAATTAACAGTATTATGCATTGTGGGAAATGATTGTCTATTTACTGACATATTAGATAATGCTGCTCTAGCTAAGTCTTGATTTTGACTTTTATATTTTAATGAAGTATCTCTTAAATACATTCCTAAAGCAAAAGCCATAATTAAATCATCATTATATCCTACCCTAGCTTCGGCTCTACCGTTTTTCCATATAAAAACTTTCATTTCTTCTATTAATCTCTGAGATTTTATAGAAACACTTCTATCCCCTATATATTCTCTTAGTTTATTTATAGCTAAAGGTCTGGTTTTTAAAGACATACTAAATCCAGGAGTTAGATTAGATTCTTCCTGATAATACCCTGATGAATAACTTTCTAAATTAAAATTATCACTTTTAGAAGAAAAATATAAGTTTTTATATCCTCTTTCTAAAACAGATTCTACAGTTGACCACCCTATATTTGAGTTTTCTATAACTAATAAAGCATTATTGTATTCAGTTGATATACTTATTAAAAGTAAAGCAAATTCTTTAGGAGCTAATTGGCCTTTATATTCAGCTACTTGAGCATTAGTTTCTATATCAAAAACATGAAATGTAGAATAATCTTTTCCATCTCCACGAGCAACATCTGCCGTAACCATATAGTTTCTACTATAATCAACATATTCCCAAATCCATAAATTATTATCTTGACCCCTAGTTTCTAGTGGTTTTAGAACCATTGATTCATAATATGCTATTATTTCATTATGGAATACTGTATCACCAGAAACAGAAAAAGTGCAATCACATTCTTGGGCTGCTAATCTTGGATCTCCTAAATCTTCATCTTGTTTTTTTCTCCAAGCTTCATTTCTTTCTGGGTGTACAAACCAAGGAAGTTTTATAGGTATAAAATTGTTTTCTTTTTCTTCAGCCTTTACCCACATTTTATGGAACCAATTTCCTGTTCCATTAGGAGTAGAAATTATTATAGCTGAACCCCCAGTTCCTAAGGTTTGTTGGGCTGAAGCCCACAATTCTTCAATCCCTTCAATAAAGGCTGCTTCATCTATTATTAATAAAGAAACAGCTTCTGATCTACCAGAATCGGAAGCAGCTGATACCGCTTTTATTTGAGAACCATTTTTTAATCTTAAACTTAATTTATTATCTTCTTCTGCTTCGGTTCTTAACCATGAAGGTAAGTTATTATACATAAACTTAACCTTAGTAACCATATTTTTAGCGGTATCTGTTTTTGTAGCAATACATAAAACATTTTTATCTTTATTAAAAAGCATCAACCACAAAGAATATCCTGCTACTAAAGTTGAAACACCTAATTGTCTTGATTTTAATACTACTGAATTAGGGTTTTCAACCCATATTTTTAAAATTTTTTCTTGAAATATAAATAAATTAAAATTCATTCTCCCACGATTTGGGTGCTGAATCATACAGTATTTTTTTATAAAATATGCTGGATCTTTAAAGCATTTTATATATTCTTCTTTTATTATGTCTTTTAAATTTGCACTCATATTATCGAAGCTATTAAAGCCGCTAGAAGACCAATATTTATTATTGTTAAAATTTTTCTTTCTTTTTTGGTAGATTCTAAATCATTTTCTAATCTTTGGATTTTTTTAGTCCTAACACTTTCTATCATCTTATATTGATTTATTTCATCTAAATAAAGAAACTCTTTTTTTTCCAATGTCTTAATATTTTCCTTAAGAAAATAAATTTTTTTATTCAATAATGAAGTATCTTCTTTCAACAAAATATTTTCTTCTTTATTAAAATCGCCTGTTTCTAAATCTATAATTATGTTTTTAGCAACTTTTATAGGAAAACATATTGTTGTATCATTATTTGATACCGTAACGTTTTGTGAAATAAGAGGCAATGTCGTTAGAATAAAACTTATTAATAGAATTAATATTTTTTTCATATTTTTTATTTAGGTTAGTAAGTTTTATATTATTTTCCTTTAATTTATGTTCTATCAAAAACAATGAATCTTTTATATTATTTATATTTATGTTTAAAGAATCTATTTTATTGTTAGTTGTATTTATTGAAGTTATTAAACTATCTAACTTATTATCATAATTAGATACTTTTGGTGAAGGCAATAAATATAAAAAAATAATTATTAATATTGATATACTAAAAGCTATAAAAAATCCATTCCAGTTCATAATGATTTTTTTGATTGTTCTAAAGAATTTATTTTATCATTTAAATTTTCTTTTTGTTTATATAAAGACTTAAGTTCTTTATTTATTATATTTAATTTGGAATTAGTTTCTTTTAATTTTTTTCCAGAAGTATCAACAGCTGATTTTATATCAGAATCACCAGAAATATCAGAGGAAGTTAAATTATTGCTAACATATGTTTGTTTTCCAGATTTATCTGTAATAATAGTTCCTTCTTCTAAAAATTCAAAAATGGATTCTTTGATAAATGATACTAAATCTGATCTTTTCATAGTATTTTGTTATAAATATTAAAAAAGATAAAAAAAGCTCGCAAAAGCGAGCTTACTTTTTGTGATAAAGATTTTTATTTAAATTATATTAGATATTTTCTCTTTAATAATTTGTTTTAATTCTTATAAATTTTATATTTTTATTCATAAATATATTAGTTTTTTAAAATAGATTCTGCAACATAAATTCCACTACAAGCTGCAATCCATATTCCTCTTGACATTCCATTATCTCCTTGAATATGAACATCTGGATGATCTATTAATGAAAAATTTGGATTGTTAAACGATATTGTATTAGAAATATATTTAACTTCTGGGAGATATAGAATATAGTTATTATTTATATTAAATACTTTATTTAGATCCTCTATAAATTCTAATATATTATTTGCATATTTTCCATATCCTTTTTTGAATTTTTCTAAGGTAATAGGAAAACAAGGCATTTCATTACCTTCATCTGTTTTTGATGGTTGTCTATTAGTTGGTGAATATGATGACATTTTTCCTTTTTTGTTAAAAAATTTAACTAAGTCTTGTTTAAATTTAAAAGGATCATCTATTTCATCTTTAATTTCAAGCATTATCCCAAAATTAGTTAATCCATTATATTTATTAGGATCTTTATAGGCGTGTCCATTAGCTGTAATAAAACCATATGTTTGTTCAGGAGCTACAAATGCTGCATAATTATTAACACAATTATGTATTATTATCGGTGTTGTTCCTGCTATAAAATTGTGATTAATATCAGTTTCTATATCATATACAGTTCCTTCAAATTTATTTGATATTAAAGATTTAATTTTTTCATAATTTTTTCTATCTTGGTTTTTTATATTTAGAGATAAACTTTCTTGTAGTAAATTATGTTTTTTGTTATTTTGAAGATTTAATTTATTAGCTAAGAATTTAACATAATTTAAATTTTGTATCCTTAATATATAATTTTTTGTTTTTTTTCCTTTAGTAAAATTCGTTTCTAAATATTGAAATCTGGTTTTAGACATTATACCTAAATGAAGAAACAAATACGATAAATCTCTAATTAATTTATTTGAGCTAGTATAATATTCCAATGAAATAGAGTATTCTTTTTTAATTCTTCCATCTCCATCTATCATACCTGATAGAAATGAGAATATTTCTTCTTCAGACCAATTAAATATTGATTTAGGTAATCCTCTTTGTTTACCTTTTTTAAAACAATTCTCATCTACTAGAAACTTTTTTAATATAGGTGATGTAAAATTTAGAACAGAATAATTATCATATTGTTTTTTAGAAGATGAGTTTTCATTTTGATTTGTTAATACATTTATAAATTTATCTAAAATATAATCTTCATTGGTTAAATTAAATCCATTACAATTCCATTTAGAGTTATATTGTCCGCTACCATCTGCAAACCATAAACCAAAAGCCCATAATTGCTCATTAGAATATTTAGTAAATCTAGGTTTGATGTCTCTTTTGAAACCTATAGGAGTAACTAAATTATCTCCTAGTTTTAGATCTTTGGCTTTAACTTCTTTAATTTTATTTAATTTTAAAGCATCATCGTTATGTTTTCTATTTGGGTTTTGTTCTTTAGTATATTCCTTTTTTATCTTTTCTTTTTCCCAAACAAAAAATATATGATCTTCAGTAGTAGTTAAATGTTCATTTACTGTTATTAAATCTCCTTTATATTCTCTTTTAAATATATTTGTAGGATTAACCCAATTGGTTTCTTTTTTTTCAAAATTATAAACCAACACTTTGTCTTCTAAAGATACATTTTTAATAGATTTATATATTATTTCTCCATTTGTATTTAAAATTTGGATTTCCTCTGTTTCTGGTAGGCAGAAACTTCTTCCAGAGATATTATCCCATTTTTTATATAATTTAAAATCATACGCAAATTTAGTTAATTTATCAAAATAATGGCCATCAGTTTCATATCTTACTCCTAACTGAGCTGCTCTGGGTTTTGTTTTCAAATTATATTTTTTTATAATTTTATCAAGAAAATCTACTCCTGATTTCCCTCCTGCTAAAATTACTTTATCATAATTAAACAAATAATCATTTCCAAATCCTTCTAATAAATTCGTAGCTTTTATTATTTTTTTATCAAAATCTATATCTTTAACTTCATGGTTATAATATTGTTCTACACCCATTTTATCAAAATATTCGAATATATTTTGAACTTGTTGGCGACCGTAATCAGTCCCTAAATGCATACATGGAGCTTGTTTTAAATCAAAAGGAGAATCTTTTAACCATTGTGGGATTTCTTCTGGTTGAGTATACATCACTTTAGATTTATCTGGATGGTATTCTAAGATATAATCTATTAATTGTTGTCCTAACCTATCAGCAGTTTGTTGGTCTACATATTCAGGAGTAAATATTCCTCCTTGAGTCCAACTTTGAAGAACCTTAAAATCACTATAAGTACCTGCTCCCCCAGCTCCGCTCATAACATTATGAGATTTTCTATCATATATAGAATCTCCTTTTTCTATTATAATTATATTTTTAGGATTAAATCCATTTTTTAATAAATGAAGTACTCCATACTGAGTACTTACTCCCGCTCCAATGTAAATTACTTTCATTATTTATATTTAAATTTTTTAACATTACCCCTCACAGGTTTATTTAGTTTTACTATTCTTCCTTGATATTTGGTTTCTTCTAATATATTTTTAGTATCTCCAATACATTTTTTTAGTTCTTATATAAATTCTTTTATTTTATAGTCATCAATAGTATATTCTTCCATCATATTTTTACAATTTTATAAGGTTTATTATATTTTTCACACAGAGATAAACTATGTGCTGTTCCTTTGCTCATACCATCCCAAAAAGCAATAACTCCATCACAATTTTTGATTATATCTTCATTGCGAATAAAACCAGCACGTTTACCATGTTTTTCCCAATCCGCAGGGAATATTAATATTTCAATATTATTTTCGATTGCCCATTTTTCCCCCAAAGAATCTGCTCCTTTGGCTGCCCCACTAACAACTAATGTAATTTTTGGTTTGTATTGTTTTAAAGATTCAACTAAAAAATTATAATCATTAAAAGTTCTGCTTCCTATAATGGCTAATTTCATATATTTTAATATACAAAAAAAAGAGCATCAATCCAAAAAGAATTGATGCCACAGCTATCATATTTTATATTTTTTGAACGACCAGCTATGAATTGGTCTTAATATTTGGAATGTTTTTCAGACATTTTCATTCAAACTCAACATATGTTTATAATCTTCATAAACACTATAATCTTTTAAAACATTTACAAGAGCTTTGAAGTTTTTATCAAATATAGCTTGTTCTGCTTCATAATATAAATCATTGTTCCCATGATCTTGTCCTATTTTATATAATAGTTCTTCATAAGGAACTATAAAACTATTATCTCCTATACTAACATCTAATTTAGTTCCTAAGGTATTTTCATCTAAAATACCAGCAAGTTTTTGCATCCTCTTGAATTCTTCAGAAATAAGTTGTTTTTTCATGTTTTTATTATAAATATCAAGGAACCCATGAAGGTTTTCGGTTTGGTATTTTTTTCCAAATAAATCCACCACATTCTTTTTGTCTTCCTGTAAGGCATGCGCTGATACCACCATTCCAAAGGTTTAATTCTATTTCAGCTTGTTTAATTTTTTCCCAAATATTTAATAAATTTCCATTCATATCATATTGGCCTACTTTTTTTCTATTTTTTAAATTTTCCTTTCCTTTTTTGGATTCAGATATTTTTTGTTTATGTTCTTCAGTTTTAGGTTTTTTCATTTTTTGTTTTGATTCATCTGAATATTTTTTTTCTAGTTTAACATTACGCATTTTTTTCAATGGTATCTAAACTATGTTTGCCTCCTTTTTTATCTTTTAATCGGAAAAAAAGAGCATTATCCCAGCCATTTTCATTTATAAATTCTTTTTTCCAAAAATATTCTTTTTCATCCAATTGTTCTAAATCACATTCTTCAAGTATTTCCATTTTATGATTCTCATAACCATATTTTTTTAAGGAATTTAAAAATTTAGGACCTACAGAATCACTATTTAATTGTTTATACATTTGATGCCTTCGTTCTATATCAACTGCTTGCCCTATATATGATTTTCCTTTAGGATTTGTGAATTTGTATATTCCTGTTCTAATACCCATTCTGGTTTATTGTTTAATTTTTTCCAATTTAATTTTTTTATTTTAACTTTATCTTCAATATAAAATTTTCTATAGGATTCTATTACATCATTTGTTTTATATATCTCAGGCATACACATTGGAGGAGTTTTAAACCCATTGTTAGATATATTAGGTTTATTATCTCGAAGCCATTCAAGCACATCCTTTGTTTTATGTTTTTTACCATATCTTTTTTCAAATTCATTGCATATTTCTAACCCATGTTCCACTAACCATAAATATTGAGGGAGAGATTCTCTTGCCCACTTTGTTGAAGGATGATTAACATGAGCACGTTTATAAGGAGCAGATGAACCTGTTTCCCAATGTGCTGTACAACACATTTGTGCGCTTTCTATTTGCATTTTACGGATATGATCATCTGCTAATTCACGAGCCGCAACAATTGGATCTTCATTGATGTAAAATATATTCATAACTTTTTTTATAAAAATACAAAAACTTTTTTATATAACCAAACTTATATTTGAGGAAGAGATAATTCTTTTGCTCTTTTTTTCCAAATGTCTAAAATACTTTTTCTATCTTCAGGTTTCAATTTGACTTTATCAAAATAATCATTTATTACTTGTGTAAAAGGAACTTTAGATTTTTTAGCTTTTAAATACATGCCCTGAAGCATAGCGTCTACTTCTTGAGATAATTTAAAATATTCAGATTTAGGTAATAGTTTAGCTTTTATTAAATTTCTTAATAAAGTATCATCTTCCATTTTTTTAGAGGGAATCACATTTGAACCTTCTTGAGTTAAATGTTCTACCTCATGTCTAATAACATCTGTCAAATCATTATATATAACTTCCCATTTTTTAGGCAAATCTCTAGGATCTACTTGAAATCTAACTTCTAAATAAGCTGGGGTTCCTTGAGGATCTGCTCCTCCATCTACTTTATATATTTTATTTGTTGTTTCTTTTAGTTTTAATATAGCTGAAAGTTCAAATTCGTAAGTTTTTTGTTTTGAATCAGTAAATTCATAAATTTCTTCAAATTCTAAAGTATTAGAAATTTTATCTTCATATTGTTCTTTCCAATTATTTAATATATCTTTAACTACTTTTCGAGTTAAAGAATCATAACGACCCTCTAAAAGTAAAACTTCAACAATTTTATCATGCATTTTTAATAAATTATCAACATCTTCTTTAGGAATTAATTTTCCATTAACTCTTTCTAAATTTTTTGTATGTTTATTATATATCGTAGATTCAGCTGTTGTTTTACAAAACATTCCTTTTCCATTAGGATTAAATTTTTCAAAATAATACACCTTAGGGTCATTTTTAAATTTTAAAGAAGAACCTTTACCTATATTATATTTTATTATAGTTTTATTAAAAGGATGCATTATTTTTTAAATAAATTATTTAATAGTTCTTGTAAACCAAAATGTTTATCTGGTAGTTCTAATAGTTCCTTTTTAGATAACCATTTATATTCTGTGTTTTCGGATTTATCCAATTTAGGAATAAATTCTTTAGGAACAACTCCTATAAAATTATGAAATTCTAATTCTGGTTTGTTATATATGTAAACTTCTTTAACTTTCATATTTCCCTTAAAACCAGTTTCTTCTTTAAATTCACGTAAGGCAGTATCTTTCCAATTTTTATCAGATTCTTCTACTTTTCCTCCAGCACTACACCAAGTGTTAGGTTCTGGAGAGCCTTCTGCTCTTTTTACTACTAAAAAATTTTTAGTATCTTCAGAAACACACAAAATTCCTGCTGCTTTTACTTTTTTAGCATTTTCTTTTATTAAATTAATTAATTTCATTATATGTTCCTGGTTTTAGTTTTTTATTAAATATTAAAGAACCTGCCCCAAAATCATCATATGAAGTTCCTATAAAATTTATTCCATCATATTTGTATAATAATCTATTAGATAATAGATCTCCATCTTTTTTATTTAATATATCATCTATATAATTGTAAAATATTTTTTTAGTTTCTTGTTTGTTCAAAGATAAATATTCTGAAAATACATCTATAGCATCTTCTATATATTCTTGGGTTTCATTTGATTTTAGGTCTTCTTTTTTTAATCCGTTTAAATAATAAGTTATAGCTTTAATATTTTCATAAAAATTTTCAGGATCAGAAGGAGAATATAAATTGTATTTAGACAAATCTATTTTAGATAAAACACCATAGTTGAGATCAGATTTTAATTTTTTGGCTTTATCTAAATCCCCCATAAAATAATATCCAGTTCCTAATAACCCTGTTTTAGATTTAGCTAAACCAAATCCTCTATCTTTCAAGGTTTCTGCAGGAGATAATGGTTCAAATTTCCCAGCACGATACCCAATATTTTCATTTAGAATTTTGTTTAATATAGGTTTTAATTTTAACATATATCTTTAAAGTCTATTTCTATTGCATTTCCTATTAATTGATCTTTTTTATATAAAAAATTTTTAGAAAATGATCTTAATTCTATTCCGTTAGTTTTGTGTATATGATGGGAAAAAGCAAAAATTGGTTCATCATCTGTATTATAAATATCTTCTAAAGTTTCATAAATTTGATAACAATCTAAAATTAATATCCCTTTATTAAAAGTGTGTTTATTATATATTTCAAAATCCTGTTTTATAACTATAGTTTTAGGATTATCTTTTCCAAATACTACTTCTTCTTCTAAATATTTTGGGGTATTTTTTATTATTATTTTAGATAATATCGTGTTATTTTTAGAATCAAATAATTTAAATTTATTAGAAGTTCCTTCAATAGGGATTAGTCTAATATTTTTAATCAAACCTTTTTTACTTTTTTCTATAAAATTATTAAATTCTTTTTCAAATCTTTTTTTAGAACTTTCCCACCTGATTGCATTTTCTTTTTTTAAAGAAATATTAGAAATAATTTTTTTGTCAGACATTAAACATATGTCTGATTTATAATAAGATAAAGCCCCCAAAAAAGAAGAATCTTTACATTCTGTTATATTTTTGAAAATTAATTCTTTTTTCGTATTTTTAAAAATAACAGTTATGGGTTTATTAAATTCTTTAATTTTATCATTAATTAAATTTAATAAACACCTTTCATTTTGTTTACCAGAAGAATTATTTCCTTGATTATGTAAAAATTTTATGTAAATATTTATTATATTTTTATATTTAAGTCTTCCTATTGAAGAACCTAAACCTTTTGAATTTTTATCAAAAACAAAAAATGGAAAAGTTTTTAATTTTTCCATGAATTCAATTCTAGATAAAGGAAATTCTTTAGGTAACAATATTTTTAATGTTTTAGAAGAAACTTTTTTAAAATGTTTGTCTTCTAAAGGATAGTGTGTCCTTATTAAAGAAATAACTTCATTAATCATAAAAAATTTATATTAAAAAAATTTAATTGTTTGTTTAGATAATTCTATTATACCTTTAAAATATTTTATTTTATCATCCTTACTCCAAGAATTTTCTATTTTATTTAACATCTTTTTTATCATTTCTATATTGTTTTCTATTTGAGAAGCAACAGAATCATGATAATTTTCGGTTAATTCTAGTTTAGGAAGATCTTTTACAACATTATTAAAATTTTTAATAGAATAAAATAAATTTTTAAATTTGGATAAAATATAATTAATCCCTTTATTTAAAATATTGTTTTCTTTTATATCAGAAATTTTAAATTCAGGTTTAGTTTCTTTTCTTTTAGTATCCAAATGAGCAGACTCAAATTGTTTTAATATCTTTTGAGTAGCTAAATTTAATTTTGACATAGCTTCCAACCAAAGGTCTTTATATGAAGCACTAGGGTATTTGTATTTTGGAACAGTTTCCAAAGTAGCTACCCATTCATCGGCCTCAACCTTTGTTACATCAAAGTTTTGCATGTATTGAACAATAGATTTCAAACGATTTTCTTCTTCTTTACTTTTCAAAGAGATAGAATCTAAGGTTTCTTTAATAGATTTTTGAAGTTTTTCTATTTCTGAGGAGTTCTTTTTGTAAGATTCTATTTCTTTTTTTAATTCTTCTTCAGAAGATATTTCTTCAATCATTACTTTTTCCATAATTAGTTTTCAGGTTCTTCTATAGGTTTTTCTTCTTTTTCTGAAGAAATTGTTTCTTTTTTGGGTTGTTCTGGGGCTGAATATAATAATAATCTAGATAAAGAAATTGTTGCTTTCTCTAATTCATCTATATTTAGTAAATAATATTCTTTTCCTTCGATTTTTGCTATCCAACTTCTATCAGTAAATATTAAATAAAATTTTTGTCCATTTTTTAAATCTATTCTAAAAGTTGTGGGTTTAGGAGCCATCCATAATACATCATCAACAAATAAATTAAAACTATCTGTTAACAAATCAACAATTACATTTTTTAATTCAGGAAATCTAACTAATATAGGTAAAGTATCAACATCAAGAGATATTTTAGAAAACCCAGGCATATCAAAATCTACTGGTTTATTTTTTCCTAATACTTGTTTGATTATTGATCTTATCTTTTCTTTTAATTCTGATTTAGTCATATCCCTTTATAAGGAGTTTGTAAAGAAGTTTTTATAATTTCTTTAAGTTTTTCTTTAAATTTTTTATCTACAGTACTTTTAGCTCTATTTATAGCCGCTCCTCTAGCTATCTTTTCAGCATTTTTTCCATATTTTTTAACTAAAGAACGTTTATTGTACAGCATTGATTTCAAATAATCTGTAGCTAATTCTTCAGTTTCTGAAGATAGTATTTCAATTAAAGATTTATTAAGCCATTTCTTCATCTGAAGATATTTGGGTTCTTGTAAAATATGTTAAAGCATTACCTATTTGTCTAACTAATTTTTTATCACCTAATTTTTTAGAGGCTTCTAGGGCTTGCATAAGTTCTTTTTGAACTTCTTGGGGTGTTGTTAATGTCCCTTCATCTGAAGTTTCAATTTCTGTTTCTTCAGTTTCAGTTTCTTCTTCTGGTTCTTCTTTTTTAGCTTCATCTACTGTTAACATATCTATAAGATCTTTAGCTGTCTCTACAGAAATGTCTAATACTTGAGCCAATTCTTCAGGAGTAGTATCTCCTTCAGAAGCAACATATTCAGAAGCTTTATTTAATAAATCTCCCACCTCAGGATCAGACCCTACCCCATATTCTATTTTTCTTGATTCTCTTTCATAATCTTCTATTTCTTTTAAAACCATTTCTTTTATTTTAGATTTTAAAGAAGATTTGGTATAAATATTTGATTCTTTTAAATTTAATTCTTTTTTAACACTTGCTTTTAAATAACCCTTCTTAATAATGTTATCAATTCCTCTTACTAAAGGTAGATTGGGGTCATTTGGCTCATATTCATATTCATTTTCTTTAAAAGTTAACTCACCATCAACCAACACATATATACTACTCACATCAATATTTTTATTATCATCATCTGTTGATTCTTTTATTATTAATCCTTTCTTTTTAGCATATTTTTTTGCTTGTTCTTCATTGTCAAAAAACATATCTAATTGTTCTGAACCATCAGGTTTTTCTAAAACATATGTTGGGTTATCTTTTGAACCAGATTTAGATATTATATATTCTTCCCCTTTAGTTCCCATAGAGGATGTTCTGAATTGCCATTCATTAATCCCAGCCAATTTTTGCATTCTTTGGAATTCTTCGGTTAGTTGTTGTTTTTTCATAGTTTTTTTGTATAAATATATTATTTTTTTAAACCCTTTAAATAATTAATAGTTTTTTCTTTATCTTCTAATAATTTTTGTTTAGCAGAACCTATCCACCTTTCTATATCTCCAGATTCAGTAATATATGAACTGTTAGATTCACCAACTATATCATCCATCCAAAATTCAAAATCTTTTATCACATTTTCTAAATCAGTATTTATTATGTTTCTTTCGTATTCTTCCCACAAACCCAATCTTCTTATTTCTGTTTCAAAATTTATTTGACAAGAATAACATCTCTTATACTGATAATAAAAAGATTTATCATATTTATGATTCATTAACGTACTACAATTAGGACAAAATAAAGGAAAATTAGCTAAATGTTTAAAAGAATCTAATTTAGTTACATTTTGTTTTAAACCATCTTTTATGGTCCAAGTACGACCATTTTCTTCCCAAATATCTCCTTCTTCATAAGTTTTAGTTTTTTTGGTATAACCTACTCCTATAGTAGATCGTAAAGAATATTTACCTTGGATTAAATTTCGTAAACGTTGAATATCTTTTTTTTCAAAAGGTTTATTTAATATAGATTCAGACATTATTTTTTAGATACAGAAGTTTCTCCTTTTAATTGACTAATTTTTTCTTTAGCTATTTTAGCTTTTTCAGATGCTTCTTTTTTGGTACTTCTATATGCTTCCATTTCCTTTTCTAACTCATTTAGTTGAGTTTCAAAATCTTTCAACAATTGAGTAGCAGTTCTGTTGGCTTCTGAACGGTTTTTGTATATACCGTGAGTTTCATCTTTTTTTATTTCATCAAATACAGTTACCTCACAAACCATATCTTCTTTAGTTAATCCCATTTTAGGTCTTTTAACTTGATATACTTTACCCACATCATCATAAACTTCATATTGAGGTTCAGTTTCTTGAACTTGGATATCATTTATTACTTCTAAAATAATTTTCTTAACTTCAGATTTTTTCATATTTTTTAAATTTTCATTTTGAGTTTCTTTTTCTCTTAAATCATAAGATAATCCTGCATTTCCTAAAACTGTTTGAACAACTTTTTTAGTGAATTCTTTATTAGGATTTTTTTCTTTAGGAAAAATTATTGAATTTTTTTGAGGGACATAAAATAATAAAGAAGGATCAGAAGTAAATTTTTTTATAAAATCATCTACTGCTTGTTTAGTTTTTACTGGAAAAGATGATCCTCTTTGTTTTTCTAAACTTTTACGTTTAACAGGCAAAGAAGGACCAAAATAATCTTCCAAAGCTTTTTGTAAAGAAACTTTGTCAGTTCTTATATTAGAAACATATTTTCCATAATTATCTATATTTTCTAAAGCCTGTAGTATAGATTTTATATCAGAACCTTCTGTTGGGGTTAGTATTAAATCAAAATTAGCTCTTAATTTAGGATTTAAATAATCATCTTCTTCTCTTAAATTCATATTCCCAATTGTTTTAATTCATTTATTGTTTGTTTAGTATTTTCAAATAAAATTCCTATTCCTCCTTTACTATTCCATTCTTCTATATTATCATGTCTGTCATCTATAAGTATTGAATTTTCTTGAGAATAATTTTGTTTTTCTTCTCTAAACGCCAATATCATACTTGCCCCAGGAATGTTATTATGTTTCCATCTTGTTTTACCTTGTCTAGAAGTTATATCTAAAGAAGGAGCAGACAATATTATAGGAGAATATTTTTCTATATAATCCCACAATTCTCTACCTTCTGGCATCCAAGACATTTCTTCCCAAAATTCTATTCCTGCTTTGTTTATTAAATCCCAAAATTTAGCTTTTCCATAATTATTTTCAAATTCTCTAGGAGGTATTCCTCCATATTTTAAAAATTGATTATCAAAATCTACCAAGACCCCATCTAAATCACAATATATTTTGTATGTTTTTTTCATTATACAATAAATTAAATATTTCTGGATTTTCTCTTCCAAACTTTCTCATGATCATTCCTGCATAACTTTGGGCATCATTTTCTATCGGATCTCCATCTTTTCCATCTCCAGGTTTAATCATGTTATTTTTATTTTGCCAACAATGTCTTAATTCATGAACTAAAGTAACACAACTATCTCTAAGGTTTCTTCCCTCAATTACTATATATATTTCATTATTTTCAGGATTATATCCTCCAAAACTTTTATTTTCTTGAGCGTAATCCTTATTTTTTATTATTATTTTTGGCTTTTCAATTTTTAAATCTTTACAAACATATTCAACTAATTTATTTATATATAATATATGTTTTTTAAATTTTTTATTTTTGTTTTCTTTAATAAAATCATTAGATTTTTTTAGTACTACCATTTTTCCAGTATTTCCTTGGTAAACAAAAGGTAAATTAGCTGTTTTTTTAAAATATCCAGGTAAATTGTTGTTTTGAATTAAATTGTTGTATATATTATGATAATTTTTAGTTTCATTATTATCCATTGAAGATATTGCTATATAATCTGGTTTTTCTTTATAAACAAAATCTACTATTATTTTATACATGGTAGATAATATCTTAATATATTCTTTTCCTGTTATGTTTTTTGTAGGGATATCAGTAACTATTCCTTTAGGATGAAATTGAATGTTATAAAACAATCCTAAATCTTTATAAGGATTAGGCATATTTTTTATTGAATATTCATATTCTATATCCCCTACTTTAAAATATCCTCCAAATATGTCTCCTTCTATTTTAACTGCATTATTAGTTGATAATTTTATTTCACACAAAGATTCATATAATATATTGTAAAAACTTTTAATATAATTATGTTTAGGAATATTTATTTCTAATATATTTTTATCTATTGGTTGTTTTTTTATATTCTTTAAATGAAAAACTAAATAATCAATTCTATTTTCTTCAGGTAATATAACTCCATCATGCCCCATATTTATTAATTCTCCTACAGAATATTTTTCATATTCTTCCCAAGTTGCTGGGTTTTCTAATGTTATATATCTCGTCAAAATATTTTTATTTCCTAAGGCTCCTGTTTCTCCTTTTTTTATACTGTCTTTATTATCAGTAAACCATATTCCATCCCATACATAATCAAGATCAAATTCATCAAATTCTGAATTAGTCCCATGATATACTTTAAGATTTTTTATTTTGGTTTCTTTTAATAATTCTTTATCTATTTCTTTTGTTTTTAAATTAACTAATTTTTCTATATATTTTGAATTCCTTAATTCTTTAAAAACTAAATTTTCAATAGAATATTCTCCTTCTTTTTCTAATCCTGATTTTCGCATATTTTTTATGTAATCATACAATTTTTGAACTTTATTTAATTCAGGATTTTGAATCAAATTATCTATTTCTTGTTTGATTATGTTTGCTTTATCATTTATTTGTTTGTCAGGAATTAATATTTGTTCATATTTAGGTTTTTTTATCCATTTATCTTGAATCAACGAATATACTCCTTGGGCAGCATTGGGTTCATTTGTGTCTTGAACATAAACCTCTATGTAATTATTTTTTATTTTTAAATCGTGGGTTTTATTCCATGAATTCTTGGCTTCAGTAAAATATTTACTTGTAATTTCTGGATCTTTGAATTTTTTTAAATCAACCAAAATATGAACATCTATATCTGAATATTGGTTCCAATTGTAGTTTGCAGAACTTCCTAATAATATAATATCTTCATATGGAACATCCAAATCTAATGAATTCCAAAAATGTTCTGCTATTTTTAGTAAAACTTTTTTTACTTTAGGTTTAATATTATCTCCATCAAAAATTACAGGATTAAGTTTCTTTTGATTTTCATATTCATTAACTAATTCTTCTTCATATTCTAATTCATTGTCTGGGTCAGCATGTATTAATGTATCTTCAAATTCTTCTTTTGATATTTCTTTTTCTTTAGTAAAAAATTTAAATTTAGGATTATTTATGTTTGTTAATAAAAAATCTTTAGTTACAGACCAATTGCTTCCAAAATAATTTTTTGTTATATTATCTAATAGAAAATCATAAGACATTACATAATTATCTAAATCCTCTACTTCTGGTTTGTCGTAATTCTTATCAAAAGGAATTCTTTCTTCTCTTTCGTCAGTTGAATGTTCTTTATTTTTTGTTTTTTGATTAAAATAATTAAAAGGTTCTATTCTATATTTATTAGAAAGTTTATCTCCATCTATTACTATTCTGACATCAGGAGGAAAAATAAGTTGAGTAAAACCTTTCCAAAAATCTTTATTTCTCGTAAAAGATATTGATATAACATCTTTTTGGTTATTTCTAGGGTTTCTTTCTAGTTTCCCGCTGGACATTAATTTATTAGATTCAAAAATAGAAGGAAAATTATCCATGCTAGTAAAATGATAAATAATTCCTACTTGTTTAGCCTCATCTACTTTTTCAATTTTAGATAATTTATCATAATATTTAGGATCTTCATATAAATGATCCATAGCTATTTCTCTTGCTATGGATTTACTATTTGTATGCTCTAATTCAACTTTAATTCCTTTTTTTAGTTGAGATCTTAAATCAGGTAATAAATTTTTATAATCATAATAATCCCCAGCATGTTTTTTTGCTATATTATACAAACTCATTCCTTTAGATAATCCTCCAGGAATTTTTTCTCCTTCAGGTATTAATCTATAAAAATCTTCTAAAATATAACCTTCAGGAAGAGATTTATATAATATTTCTTTGTTTCCTTCTTTTAAAGCAACTCTTATTTGAGAAGAACTTATATTTTCTACATCCCCCCCATCAAAAACTACAGCATTAGAATAATTTTTTATTAAAGATTTAAATCTACTACTATCTTTTTTTCCAAATACCGCCAAATAATTATTATTTTCATTATTTTTTATTATGTTATAAACTTCTTTAACAGGAGAATACGCTTCAGCTATATATATTTTTACTTTTTCAGAATTAGAACCAAACAAAGGTTTATATGATTCCCATATTTTTAATGATGTTTGGGAAGATATTTTATCCCTACTGTTTGAAGATATAATTATTATAGCTTCATCCACATTATCAAGACATTTTTTTACAACTTCAAAATGTCCCTTATGGGGGGGTTTAAAAGCCCCAGGATATAACAATATATTTTTTGGTTTGTCTTCTAATATTAATGAAGTTAAATATTTAGATAAATTATCCATTATTATTTATAAAATTTAATAACTTTTTTTGAAAAGTTTCTAATGAATCAAAATTTTTAGGTTTTTTTAATATATTCTCAATATCTATATTTATTTGATGTTTTTTATCTATAGATTTTTGTATGTATTCTTGAGTTTTTGGTTTAGTTTTAACCTTATAAGGATCTATATATGTTTTTTTTATATACTCATAATTAAAAGGAATCTTACTAGATTTATTTTCATTATTCACAAACAAAAAATTAGGAAAGAATTCATTCATATATGTTTTTATATTCGCATATACGTCTCTCCAAGTCCTAAGCACCATGTCCGCCGAAAGGGTACGATTTCGCATTATATTGCGTTCTATAGACGTTATAGGCGAAGCATACACCATTATCATTAAAGTATCATAATCTAACAACTTTAATTTTTTGTTTTTATCTAATATACTTGAAGATGAAGCTCCTACTGTATCTATTATTATATTTTTTCTTTTAGATATTAAATCTTCAAACAATTTATCTATATTTTTTCGAGTATCAGCCATTATCTTTGCTGCTAAAGATAATTTTTCTGAATCAAAAGTGTTTATTTTTGTTCCTAATCCTTTTTTTTGTAGTTCAGTCTCATAACTATCATCTAAATTTATTTTATTAAAATTATATTTGTTAAAAACATTAGATAAATAAGTTTTTCCTGAACCTGAGGCTCCACATATAAATATTGCTTTAGGTTTTTTCATTTATTTAATTTTACTGATGTGGGATATTTGTTAAAAATAGGTTTATCATATGGATTTTCTAATTTAAATAATTCATAAATATTTAAAAATAAATTAAAATTATGATCTATATCTCTAGGAGATTCATATAATTCCCATCCTTTTCCTTGAATTTTTTTTCCACTTGAATCAGAAGAACGTTTTGAAGATTTTAACCAAAGTATTCCTGTTTTGTGGATTTTTTTACCAAAACATTCTTCAAAACATTTAGCATAAGCTGCTGTTTGCAAATCGTATGATGTATGAAGATTATTTGAAGATTTAATATCTAATATCCATAATTTATCATCTATTTCTACTACTAAATCACAAGTTCCTGCTATTTTATATTTTTCTGAAAATACTAGTATTTCAGAATGAACTAATTTTGGATTAACGGTTTCCCAAAATTCAGTAAATTTTAATAGCATATTCCATACAGACATAGAATATCTAGCATTCCCTTTGTTATCTAACCAAAATATTTCTTTTCCTTGAAGATATTCTTCTATCAATGAATGAATTTGGGTTCCTTCATAAGCAGAATTTTTAACAATGTGTTCAGAATTATATCCTACATCTTTCAACCAATCTTCAAAAAATTTTCCTTTAGGAAAATACTGTAATATATATGTTATTGAAGGAAAATATTCTTCTTTATATTTATAAAATCTTTGGTCTAAAAAATTTATTTGTTTTAAATCTTCTTCCAAATATAGATGTTTGTGTTTATTTATATTATCTCCTTTATTCATATTTCAAGTTTTTTTTCTAATAAATCAGAAAAGGTTAAAGGTTTTACAGAATGAATTATTTTAGTAAATTTATCAAAACCTAAATAATTAGGATCTTTTCCATCTATTTCAACCAAATATACTTCTTTTCCCTCGTTCATTAAAGTTTCACAGAACAATATAGCTTTTTTTAAAGCATCTCTATCTAAAGCAATATATATTTTTTTAACTTGAGATGTTACTATTTTAGACATTAACTTGGGTCTTATAATTTGACCTAATAAAGGAATAGCATTTCTCCTTATAGTTATAGCATCCATAGTTCCTTCACATATAATTAAGGGAATATTCCAATTTATAAAAAATTCAAAAGGTATTATATCTTTAGAAACATCTGGGTTGGAGTATGTTTTTGAAGAAGATTTATCAAAATTGCGTGCAGTATAATAATTTAAAACTCCGTCTTTATCATATGAAGGAATTATTATATGATTACAATATTTTCCTTTATCACAATAACCTATATTATATCTTATTATATCTTCTTCAAATATCTTTCTAGATTTTAAATAAAATAAAGCATGTTTTCCTATTATATCATATTCAGAAACATTAATTAAAGATTTAAATTCTTTAGGAAGAAAAACCTTAGTAGATTTTTCATCTGGTTTATAATCTTTAGGAATGGAGATGGATTTAGTTAAAAGTTTTAACTTTTGCAAAACATCATAATTAACTTCTAATTTTTTAAAAAGAGAAAACAATGTTTTTCCTTTAAAAGAACATACCCAACAATTGTAATTTTGATAATGAGTAGAAGTTTCATCAAAATTTATTTCTAATTTAGGTTTATGATGATATTTACATTCAGGGCAATAAAAAACATAATTTCCTTTAGAAGTTGGTTTTTCTTTTCCTAAAACAGAAACAGTCAAATTTAATAGTAAATGGTTTATCCCCATGTTACATAATATATAAAAAATTTTTTATATATCCAAATTAAATTTTTATAAAATCTTTTTTAAAATACCTACCAGATATGTTATCATTGTAAGAATTTACAAACAAAACGTCTTCTTTAAATTGATATGAGGTCTCCCAATAATTTAATTCTTTGGAAGAATAACAAATTTTTAAAATAATTCTCTCAAAATTATCTTTTCCTAATTTATTTATATCTTCTTTTAAAGAAGAAGAAGAACCATAATAAGTTTTCCAATCTGATTCTTTAGTTACATATTCATAATCTTTCCAAATATTCAAAAGTTTATTTTTAGCTTTTTGTTCTTTACCTATTTTTTTCTTAGAAGTATGGAATAAATGTTTTTTTCCTATATAAAACTTACCATTATCTTTATTTATAATTTTATAAACAAAACCAAATATAGAAGGGTGTTCAAAATCTTCTATTTTTTCTATCAATTTATTTTCAAACAACCACATTATTATTTATCTATTCTTATTATTATGTTAGTATCTGTTGTTCTACTAGAAGGTAAAGGTTGAGATAATTTAGCTACAGCTAATAAGTCCTGATTTTCATTATATAAACCTACTGATGTTATGTAAGGATCAAAATATGAAGAAGTAACATATCCATAAACTTCTCCATTACTACCTGATATTGTTGTGGGGTTTTGAGAAAAATTAAATTCATTTTCTCTGATATTACATTTATATTGAGTTTCATATAAAGTTAAACTACTAGAAAAGGAGCATGATGCCTGTGAACAGGATATAAAATTAGGCAAATCCCAAAAACTTGAAGAGGTTAGGATAACTAATCCATGACCATATATTATATTACCACATTTATTATCAGAACTATCTAAAACATTCCCGTTTCCATCATCATAAACATAAACTGAAGAAGATTTATATATAAATGATTTAGGTTTTATATATTCTCCATATATTATAGAAGGAATATTTATAACTCCTATCTGAGATTGAGAGCTTGTAGGAAAATACCTTTCATCTAAATTTAAAGATTGTAAAAAGTTATCAAATTGTTTATAGGTTTCTGATCCTGTATAATCTAAAGGGTAAGGATAAGGATTACCTATATAATTAGTATAATACAGTTGTTTAACCGAGTTGTAGATTAGTCTTTGATATTGAGTATTATTTATTCCAGTAAAGGGTTCAGAAGAAGATGGAGCTAATGATTGAGAAACTATATCTAATGAAACATTATATGTTTTAAAAGAAGTAGGTATAGGTTGAATTAATAAAGGAAGAATTCCAGTAGATGTTAACACACTAGATCCTATGTAATAGGTTTTTCCTACTTCAGGAACCCAATTAAAACTCAAATTAAATGATGAACTCAACAATAATCCAGAAATATTAGATGATTGAGTTTGGTATGTGTAATTAGATATGGGAATTGGATTTCCTAATTCATAAAAAGAAGTTAATACTATGTAAGTATCAACTAAAGAATCTGAATAAAAAGAAAAACTACCGGAAAATTCTGATTGTAAAGATATATTATGGGAATTTTGGGGTACAGTTATATATCCTGTACTATTATCCAACATATTTAGATTATCTATATTCACAACATATGAATTAATAGTTCCTACATTTGGAACATTAGGAATAAATATATTAGATTGAGACTTATATATACTAAAAGAATAATCTAAAATATCTCCTCCTGTATTTGGATCAAAATTACCTTCTAAATTTACTCCAATAAATTTATCTAATCCTCCAGAAATAAAAGATTCATTTCCATAAAAAGAAAAACTTTTATTTACAACAAAAGGACTAATAATAATGTCTCTTGCATCAAATGATTTAAAGGCTCCCATTAAATTTGTTTATCAAAAATCGAGTTTTACTCTGACAAGAGATTCCTTAGTAAAATCTTTTAATAAAGGTCTTGACAATTTAGCAACGGCTAATAGTTCATTTGAATCATTATATAAACCTATAGTTGTTATATAAGTTTGGGGAGAATTAATAAATGAATCATATAAAACAGACCCATTACTTCCTGAAATAAAACTAGGATTAGTAGAATAATTAAATTCTGAATTTCTTGATCTAACAAATATGAAATCTGAAGATATATTTTCTTGACTATTTAAAGCAAAATTTGCTCCTAAAACAATGGAATCAAACAAGCTTTGAGGGTTTTGCCCATCAACATTGGGGGAAGTATTTACTGATAAAGATATTCCTCCACTAACATAAGGTAAAGCTAAAGCTCTAGGATTAAGTAATATAATCCCTATATCTGGTAATAACCACCCATAAGAACCTGAAGGAGTATATCCAGCTGAAACCCCAGCAAAAGGAGAAGAAGTTATAGCACTACCGTTACTTCCACTAACTAAATCAAAAACTCGTCCTGAATCTAAAAATGTTTGAGTAGTAACATTGTTACTGTTATCTGTTATTTGGATTTCTCCAGCTGAACTAGATAGTATTAAATTTAAAGATCCTGGAAATATGGATTCTTTATATCTAGATCTTTCTAGTGATATAGCATAAAAATCATAAGAAGTAGTACCTCCAAAAACAAAAGATGTATTTTCATCTCCTAATACTAAAGATCTATATTGACCATATATGGTTTTTGAGGGAGAATAACCTGGAATTAAAGGGTTATAATATTCACTTCCGCTCCCATATTCATTTCCATAAGCAATAGCAAATTGTATCTCTGCATTAGGGTCCGTAGATGAAGTTTGATATACATTAATATAATAATTTCCAGAAGAACCCGCTGTTTGGGTAGAAGAAGTATAGAAGCTAGTCAAATTAGGTAAAAACCCTGTCCAACAAGTAGCTGTTATAGAATCAGAACTTACAACTATATCTTCAGGGTCTAATCTTTTAAAACTCATTTTTTTATATATTTTTTGTTAAGAATTTGTTTTAGTTATAGTTATGGGAACTGTTATTCTAGCTCCAGAATCACGACCGGTTACTGTTAAAGTAGCTTGGAGAGTATTATTTGAACCAAATAATGTATTAACTGTAGTAGCTCTTAAATTAATCGTTGTTCCTATTACTGTTTTAGATACATTAGTTCCTAAAGTTTGTAAGGCATTTAGTGCTTCAGTATCGATATTAGTTATCCCAGTTCCTTCAAAAGTACTCATAGTTCTAACATCTGATATAGTAGCATTATATCCAGAAGTCTCAAATATAGTAGTATTACCTAAATAATTTAAAGTTTGAGGGGTAATAGCTAAAGAAGCTCCTTGTTTTAAAACTATAGAAACATAACCCAAATCTAATACAGGCATTTTAGACGTACCCCTAGGTAACGTAGCTAATTTATATTTCATTATTTGTGTTTCTTCAGGAAAAGCCTCTAATAAAGGAAGTCCTTCAATAGCTTCACCATAATAAGCAGAACCTGAAGGATGGTTTGGGTTATATAATGTGTAATCTATCTCATCATCAGATAAAGCAAATTGTGTTATCTTAAAAGAACCATCATTTCTAGCTAATAATTCTCTTCCTTTAGTGGTTAAAATAGCATCTACCACAACTACATTAGAATTTAAATATCCCATTTTTTTATTTTTTATTATAAATATTATTGAATTAAATTTTTATCAGTTAATTCTTTTATAATTTCTGGTATTTTATTTTCTATACCTTTTGTTATATATTCTGGTTTTATTATTCCTTTTCCTAATCCATTAGGAGGATCACCGGCTTCCAAATATATAAACCCTGCTCTAGGTATCCAACGTCTAATTAAAAAAGATTGCCTTTTTAACGATCCTATAGGTAATGATGTTGTTGGATTAAAATTAGATGGAATACCCACCCTCATTGTTAAAGAATAACTATCAGTAAATGGATTAATTTTTATCTTTAATATAGGAAATACCAAATTTTCATCAGCGTTAAATCTTATTTCATACCCATTATCAACATCTATAAAAGGAGTACCTGAAGTTGTATAGTTTGCTTCAAAAGGAGTTATTTCAAAAGGATAAATAGTAGAATCATAACCTGAATTGGGTACTTGAGGATAAAATTCCCCATATACTCTTGTAAAATCGGGGGCAAACGTTATATCCATAAAAGTATTTCCTATAAAATAATTAGTTATGTCTGTTATGTAAGGAAATAAAGAAGAATAAGATATTATAGATGTAGGGTCAGGATTATTTGTATCAGTAAACACTAATGAGTTTAAAAATCCTGGAGCTATACTTCCCGTTTGAGAATATAATATTGGGGTAGCATACTCCCCTGAACGATATATTTTGTATTTTTGGTTTCCGGCAAATTGTTGACCTATTGAATTTTTGTCAGGATCTAGATATATATATGAATCTCTTTCAAATAACTGCATTTGGTTATATATAGTAAAATCACTTAATGCAGGGACTTGTACTTGTATATTTTCATCTATTATATAATCTAAATTAACAATAGTTTTCCCTATTGCTTCTGGAGTAGATCCCCCTTTATTATTATAATAACCTATAAATGGTTTTGGATTTCTAGCAACTGTTTCTTTTCCAAATCCTGAATTTCCTTCATTATATTGATTAAAATCAGGAGATGTTGTTTTAGTTCCTTCATATCTTGGTAGAGTATGTCTTTTTATGTTATAATAGTAATCTTGAATTGGGGCCTTTATTGCAATTCTTTTAATTATTTGATCAAAATTTATAGGTTTTAATGAAGAACCATATGTTGGGCTATCAGAATAATCAACATCCATATAATATTTACTAATTCTAGAATCAGAAACATTATTTATTAATGGATTATAATTACTATTATTAAATTTTTGACTAAAATAAGGTTCTATTATTATTAAATCTGGGGTGTTAGTCTGTCCTGGAGTTATATAATCTATTTCAAAATTTGTTATATCTAATCCTTTTATAGAAGCTCCGGGTGAAATTATAACAGCTACTAATATTTCCTCTCCTTCTACAGGAACATCATTATCTATTAGTGTAGCAGATAAATTAAAGGAATATGGATAAATAGAAGTAGAACCACTATCTAATATACTTATTGAAGTATTAAGTAAGTTTAATGTTTGGTTTGGTTTCCTTCTTATCAAATATATTGCAGAAGGACCATTTGCTGAATTTATTGTTCCTTGAACTGATACTTGTACATCATCTGTATTGAATGTTTTTCCTATTATATAAGAAAAACTGGAGGTATTAAACCATCCTAAAGGATCAATTATATTAGATATGTTAAAGGAGATAGGGACTCCTAAAGGGATCATATTAAATAATCCTGGATTTGCTGGTATAAACCCAAAAGAGGCAGCAACAGAAACATCAGCATTTAATATTATATTATCATTAACTATTATATTAGGAGACAATAATGGAGCTTCTTGTTTTAACTCATTTAAATTATAACCTAATCCAGAAGCATTAATTATATTTTTAGTAAATATTTCATATAAATAATAAGTAGGATATTCAGATATATTTTTTATTCCAAAACTTACATTAGAAGTTCCTGTTCCATTTTTAAAAGAAATAATTATTTTAGTAGCTTGCCCTAAATAAATAGAATTATTTTCTCCTAAAGAATTAAATTTACTTATTTTTATAAATTTAGTAAAATATTGATCAGCATTGTAAACATAAGGAATAGTTCCTATCGAATTATCTACAGCTATGTTATATAAATATACTTCTCCAGAATCAGGCTCTGTTTCAAATTCTAAAAATTTAGATTCTAAAAGTATATTATCATATATACCAAAATAATTGACTCCAAATTTAGTAATTAAGAATCTATATCTATCTCCAGCATATTGAGTTATTGTATATAAATTTTCTTTAGTATCTATTTTACTAAAAGGATTTATATGTTCAGTATAAACATTTATATTTGAACCACTAAATTCTCCATTATAGAATTCATATTGATAAGTATTGGATTGAGTAACTAATCCTAAAGGAGTAGAATTATAACTATCCCAGCTTTGGGTGAAATCAGGTATAAAATTTCTTATAAAAGGGGTTTCTCCTCCAAATTCTTTAAACCCTCCAGCTATACTTCCGGTAATAAAAGCAGTATCTATTGAACCGGATTTGTCTAAAGTTTCCCAATCAACGGAAGGAAACTTATATCTACTTCTTTCTAAATAATGAGGTTTTATAACTAACCCTGATACTAAATTTGTTCTTGAAGGAACAAAATCTTTTACCAATTTAAATAGAGAATTATCAAAATATTTTATTAATCTTATATAATCATTTAAATTATAAGGCTTAATATATTTACAGAAATAATAATTTCTTAATAAATCTAAATTTTCATAAGAAGTATTTGAATTAAATCTATCTCTGGGGTCTCCTATGTATTCTCCTATATTAAAATATCCCAAAGCTTCTGATATATCATCATTTATTTCATTTTGAGGAGAAAAAGCAACTTCTAAATAATTGTTGTCCGGAGAATAACTTTGTGAAAATATATAATTTTGTTGAATTGAAGATAAATTAGAAAGAACATTTCCATAATTATTTTCATCAACATCTTTTATTTTATTAGAATTAGGAGTTAATATTCCTACAGAAGGAGTATCTACATAATATACTTCTGTTTGTGATATTGAATGTATAGATCCTGTATTGTGGTATAAAACATCAAAATAACTATGAGAATCTGCTATAATAAAATAATCATTTCCGTCATCTCCATAAAGATAAAATATTGAACCAGAGGCATAAGAAGCAGTATTATAGTAAGAACCAGATTTTGGTAATATAGAACCAGAAAACCAAAAAGATTCTGTTATACATGAACCTGTTATAGCAGGGTGTAATGATTCATAGGTTATGTAAGGGAAATTAGAAGAAAAATATTTGGTTTCTAATAAATTTCCTAGGGGAGCTCTAAAATTTACTATATCTTTCGAAGAACCAGAAAATATATTTGTGTTTCCCTCTATAGATTTAGGATTCATTACTAAATCATCAAAGGATAATTCATTTAATGGGTTTCCATAATATCTGAATTCAGAAAAAGAACCAGAAAATATATTACTTGCTGATACTAGATTTGTTATCCCTCCTATATACCCCCCAACATAAATTCCAAAAGGAACATAAGAAGAAGAATAAAAAGAAAAATTATTCCAAGATTCATTGTATGAACCACTAACTGTTATTGAACTAGAACCTTGAAATCCTAACTTATATCCATCAATTCCCTCATATATTTTGTTTTTAACAAACAGATCGTAATTTACATTTTGGTTATTTTCCCCACTAGAAGAAATATGGTTGTTTCTTCTCAACATTAATGTCCACCAATCCCCATCAAAAAAAGGCAAATAAATGTTGGAAGAAGAAATGTATCCGTTAGAACCAGATATTACAAAATTTAAATTTCCATATTCTTTATATTCATTAGGTATAGAACCAGAATATGAAGAACTAGTATAACCTGACCCAGTATAGTTAAGAAATATTCCAAAATCAAATTCAGTCCCAGGATTATTTATTTTTTTAACTAGAATACTTTGACTATATTGGGAAGAATTAGGTATTCCTGTAGTTTTGAATCTTAGAGTTATAGTATCAGGAAGTATTACTTTATTTTCAGCATAATAGTTTCTTAATAAAGGTAACCAAGGTATTAAAGGTTGGGCTTCTTGATGGGTTTTAAATTCATATGAATAATAATTATACCAATAATCCCAATCATTGATGTTTTGTTTATCTTTTCCTCCAAATTCTGATATTCTTAATATGGTATCAGGAATACCATATGAGTTAACAAGTAATCTTAACCCATCTATAGTACCTTTTTTCTTTAATAATAAAGGTAAATTATGGTATAATCTTTTATAAATTCTTTTATTTAAATCATTTAATGGAAATAAAGAACCAGTATTAGAAGAGGTTACAAATGTATTTATATATTCTAATCCTTCAGGTGTAGGAATAGAATTATAAGCATTACTTATATTATATAAACTTCCCGAAGGAGTTATTCCTAATAAAGATGAATATAAATCGTTAGTTGAAAAATTGTTTTGGTAAATTTTAATACCAAAATCTCTCAACACATCTGCTACTAAATCTTTAGACACCCCATAATCTATTCTATTATCTGCATTGTATTTGTTTGTTATATCTTTTATATATAACCAAATATTGTCAAAATGCTGTCCTAGCATTTCAACAAATAATTGCATTTTATAATTGTTTGGGTCTTCAGTTAAATAACTAGGTATAGAATTTAATAAATAATCTTTATTAAATCTATCATATTCTTCTGCTACCAAAGATTGAGAATTAAACCAAGATATTGCGTTGGAGTCTGTTGTTACATAATTTTGGTATGGGTATTGAGAATTAATTTTAGGCCAACACGTGCTCCCTGAGGAATAATATAGATAATATTCGTATCCATCAAATTCTTTTATTATTTCGTTTATTTTATTTAAATAAACATTTTGGCTTTGAGAAACATATGAATCAAGAGATCCTGAACCTAGGTTTCCTTGAACTTGATATTGTTCTATTAGTCTTAATTTTAAAACAAAATTTTCTAACCTAGTTTTAGCAGAAGAAAAATGTATAAAATCAAGATATGAAGAATAATCTATATTTATATTTGTTCCTTTTTGAGATAATAAATTTTCTAATTGATATTTGGTGCTTCCTGTTCCTAATAAAGAAATATTATTTAATAAACTGTTATAATTAGTATATTCAGTAGAATTATTTATAATATCATTTATGAATAAATTTAGATTAGGACCTTTTAATTTAATTATGTTTTCTTCTTGAGAAAAAATTTTTGTTATATCTATTTGATAAACTGTAGGATTAGATAATTGTTCTACTATCCATAATTCATCTTTTTCATTAAATTCTAATGGTAAAGGTTCATATAATTTTATTAAAACTGTAGGAGAGGTTTCATCTTCATTTTCTAATAATATGTTAGTAGCTATTAATAATTTATCCATACCAAAATTTAAATAAAAATCTATATATCTTTTATTAGATAAAGATTTTAAATTTATGAATTCTGATGTGGTTTTTATTATTTCATTAGAAGAAATTGTTGTGCTATTTAATCTAATTTCAGTTCTGTCAGAACTTATATTTTGTATATAATATTTTTTATTATATGAAGATCCTAATAAATTAGTAAGTATGTTATATTTAGTTATGTATTGTCCTTCATCATACCCATAAAAATATAAATTGTCTTCGGGGAATAATTTTATTTTATTGTCTATTATATTGTATCCATTATATTCTGGATCATATAACATTATGTTGTTGTTTATATCTGATATTATGTATTCTATATAATCTTTAGAAGAATCAAAAACTGTATCCCCTTCAAAACTTAATATTAGATTTTGATCAGATTCCGAATATTTTTGGTATTCAAAAGTATCAGGATTTAAAACTTGTATATTAATTATTTTATCCATTAATGGAACTACTAATTTGTAGTGTTATAATTTGTTTGTTTAATTCTAAATTTTCTTGTTTTAAAGAAGTTATTTCATTTATTAAGGCTTGGAGTTCTTCATTCTGTGATTCTGTTGTTCCTATATAAGCAGAACTGTTATTTACAATATATTCATGAGAATTTATTTCTCCAAATTTAGGTATACTATAAAATAAAGATTGATAATATTGAAAAAACTGATCAATGGATATTGATGGAGTTTCTTCTAAAGATGAAGTATCCTGAACTAACTGAGAAAAGTTAGTATCTATAACCTTTTCATATTGGTTTTTATTATAAAATTTTTTAGATAAATTTATTATATTATCCATTTACTACTTTGAAGAAATAATTATCAGAAAATATTAATGAATTCCCATTTATTATAGTTTTTATCATTATTTCATAATATCTTTCAGGCTGTAAACCATTCATATATAAAGTAAAATAAGAACTTTGTTCATCTGCACTTAGTTTTGTGTAATTTTCATCAAAATCTATTATAAATTCATTAGTATCTAAATCTTTTATAGCATAATATGAAGACGAAGGTAAATAATAATTATCCAAATACACAGAAGAAGTTTGAAAAGTTCTATTAGGATAAGTAGGTCTACAATTTATTCTAAATTTATTTATGCTACCCACATAAAAAATTCCTGGGTTTTCTGATAGCGACAAAGTAATATTTGGATTAGAAATTATGTTGTGACTAGAAGAACCAGTATTAAATACATAGTCATCCCATCTGAATTCTAAACAAGGGGGGTATATAGTATGAGTATCTACAGAAAAATATTTTAAACTAGGTTGAACTTCTAAACTATTTATAAATTCATTTTTTTGTTTTAATATGAATCCATTATTATTTATTATATTGTTGTTCCAAACCTTTATTGTATTAGTAACATTTAAACTTAAATCTTTTTCAGAAAGAAAATTAAATTCTTGAGATGAACTTATTGAAGAAGTAAAGTTACTTGAAGATAAATCAAAATACCAAGTTCCTCCTCCCATATTATCTTGGTTAAAAGAAGCTGTTACTCCTGTAGGATATGAACCTGTTAACCAAGCATTGCTTCCTGAATATGATCTATATATCCAACTAACCCCATTGTTTATATTGGGGGAATCTAAGTATCTACCTGTACCCATATTCCATTCTCCATATATAGGATATGATTCTATAGTAGTATCTAAATTTAAACCTTCTACATTAGCGGCAAAACATTTTAAAAAACCTTCCCAATTAGATGAACTTATTTTATTATTGATAATTTCTGTTATTTCATCTAAACTAAATTGAATTAAAAATCTACTAGTTTGGGGGTGTTCTAAATTAGATACTTTTAAAGACGTTTCTAATATTTCATCTAAACCTGTATTTTTTATAGGATATTGTGAATATATAGTTGCATCTTTTATAGGAAAAATTCTATAAAAAGCCATTTTATTATAAATATATTATTTTAAAAATTTACAACACGTCCAAAAATATCTACATCAGGATATTTTATTTCAAATATTGAAGGATCTAAGGAAGGATATATTATATTATTAATAGTAGCTCCTAATACATCATATGAATATGGAGAATATCCTAGAGATTCTCCTGCTTTATTATATATTGAAATAGATTTCACTGTTTGAACTCCTTGTATTTTATCTAATAATATGTATATATCTCTTAGTATTATAGGTTGATTTATCTGCCATTTATTTATATTAAAAAAATTCTTTAACTCTATTAAACACCTAGATAATATTTCATTATTGTTATAGTTTGGTAAAATTATTATATCAAAATCTAGTCCTATATTTATTATATAAGCATCTTTTATATTAACAGAATCATTACTTATTTTATATTTATATAAATAAGTTATTAAATTTTGTTTTAAGGTTTCAGAACTAGTTGTTAAATGATTGTTTTGATCCTGAGATAGTATATATAAATCTAATACTGAAGGAGAATAGTTAGTTTCAGTATTTATAAATTTTGTTGGTTCTATATATCCTTTAGATATAGTTCCATATTTTGAAGGTAAACTTAAGGTTCTTACTAACCAATCATCTGGAGTTATGTTTCTAAGTTGAGAAGAAAAATTTGATATAGTATTTTGTCTTATTTGTTCTGTGGTATCACCATCTCCTCCTCCATTTGCCGCATCGGGGTTGTTTATAGCCAATGAATCAAATACTTCTTGGGACAAAGAATTATTTATATTACTATTTAAAAATTTAACATCTCCTATTAAATTAGTTAAAGTATTAGGAAACACATTTGATTCTATTCCACCACCGGTTAAATATCTAAAAGTAATAGTAGTATTGGAAGGAGCTATTCCATACGTTCTAGTAAAAATAAAATTATTAGGTGAATATGCCGTAGTTAATTTAGATCTTTCAAAAGGTAAACCCAAACCAATATTGTCTGAATTTGGGATTATTTCTTCATCATAATCATAAACTGTTCCTGCCCCAAATTGTATTTGTAAAGAACCAGAATTTAAAAATCTAGTAGCAAATCTTCTTTGAACTTTTTTTAATTTTAATAAAAAAGGAGTATTATTTTTATCAACACTAAAATTAGGATCATTAGTATTGGTATTTTTTATAGAATCAAATATTGTGTCTTGGGCTAAATGATCTACTTCATACCATTGGTTTCCTTCTGAATCAAATGCATCTAAAATTCCCACGATTTTATCAGCAGATAATAATACGGTAGAAAATTCCTCAGGTTGCGTAAAAGAATAAGAAACAGTATTTATTTTAGAAGAAATAGCTGGTCTTTGTTTTTTGAGAAGAAAATATACTGGGTTTCCAGAAGAATCTACTTCATATACTGTTACTTCTGTTGGGTCTTCAGAACTAGAAAATGAAAAATCAACAGAATCTCCTATTAAAAAAGAAGTTTTATTTATATCTGTAGACTGAGCTATTGAGTTTTCTGATATAAACATACTATAATCAAAATCAGGAACATATGTACTTCCTGAGATTTTTGATGGTACTATTTGAAAAAAGTCAATATTGGTTGAAGCAACACTAGTTACATTAGGTTTATAACCAAACATATATGATAATTCATATAAATTGTTGGTTTGTCTTGCAAATTGTAAAAAAGTTTCTTGAAATTGATTGTCTTGATAAAATGATAAAACATCTCCTACATATGATGCTTGTTCCATGAATAACATCCCTGGAGACGAAAGACTAAAATCATTATATGTAGTAGAAAAATATGTTTTAGCATAATTTATTAATGCTTTTCTATATTCACTAAAATCTTTATTTATATAAGATATATTTCTATTCATTGTTTAAACGATATTGAAAATTCATCTGTTATTCCTGTATCTTTTATTGAATAAGACAAGGTTACATAAACTTGATTTAAATCATTGTCAGAAAATACATCCAAAGAATTAACTATAATATTTGGAAAATTAGAAGATAATTTACTTTGAATATCTTCTTTCAAAAAATCTAAATTATTAGCTTGTATTTGTTCAAATATAAAAGCTCTTATTCCAGCTCCAAACAATACATTTAAGTATCTTTCTCCTGGATTAGTCAAGAAAAAATTTATTAGATTATTTCTAATAGCGTCTTTAGTAATATAAGTAGAGTTAAAAACTGCGGTTCCATTAAAAGGAATACTTACCCCTATCCCTATACTAGGTTTTGTATCTAAAGGAAATATTTTTTTTGGAGAAAAAGCCATTATCTATTCATCAATCCTGCTATTTGATCTAAACTTACTTCTCCTTCAGGTAAAGACCCATTTATTACGTCAACCGGGACTGGTTTAAAGGGGGATATATGAGAAGTATTTATAGTTTTACCTGAATTTATTTCTCCTATAATATCACCAAATATTTGTTTTCTTTCCTCAGAAGTTAATAATTTTTTAGAAGATTTATTACTTTCTACCAAAGAAGTATTATTATTTGGGGTTTTTATAGCTTCCAAAATTATTTCTTTTAATTCTTCACTAATAGCTTCTTTTACAGCGGATTTTATTAATTGTTTTAATTGTTTTAATTCCATATTTATAAATATTAAAAAGTTTAAAATGCTATTAAATTATTTTTATCTATATTAAATTTTAATTCTTCTATCAATATTTCTGGAGAAGAAGTAAAAGAAGGATTGGTTTTTAACAAAATTATTCCTTGAGAATTTTTGGCGACAGCAAATTTTCTTTTTATAGATAAATTACTGTTTTCTTCTATTATTTCAAAAATAAAACCTTTATAATATAAATCTAAAATATTTTGTTTTAATTTTTTTATTTCCTCTAATTGAGATAAAAATTCTGAGTCTATTTTGTTTAGATCATTTATTAAACCAATATTATTTGGGGTTTCTTTTTTACATTTATTTATTAAAAAATCTAACAATTTTATTTGATTTAATATAGTATCAGAGGAAGAAACCATGTAATCTAAAACTATATCAAAAGAATCTATTTGTTTTTCTGTTTGTTTTAAAATAGACTGTATACTAGATAACCCATCTCCTGCTGATAATATGACCCCCATAGGAATACCTACACCTGGGGGGACAGAACTAGGAATGGGTAATATTTTTAATAAATTTATAGCTACATTTATCGGAGGTATTATATTATCTAAAGGATCTATTACAGAATTTAAAGTTTTTATAACCTGTTTTAATGAAGTTAAAGAATCAACAATTTGATTTCTATTTGTTATTATTTTATTTAAACTATTTGTGTCTTTTGGACATTTATTTTTTATTTCATTTATATTAATAATTAAGTTGGATATTATCCTATCTTTTAATAAAGATGTTTTTTTTACTAATATTTGAGATAAAGAAGCTAACCCCATCAACTATTTATTATATTATTTATAGTATTTTCATCTATAGGTTCATTCATAGATATTTTTATTCCATTGTCTTTAATAAAAATCTCTTTAGATAATAATGAATTTAAATCCCCCAACAATTTATTTATATTAACCGTTAACTCACTAGAAGCTATATTAACTTGAGCTTGAGGAACTTGTGGTAATATTTCTGAAATAGTGCTCAATGATATAGCTACTTTATTTAGGGATTTTAACAAAGATGATAAAAAATCAATAGTTTTATTTCCTAATAAAGCAGCTTGATTAGCGTTTTTATCACCTAAATATATTTTATTTTTACAAGATAATATTATATTGTTGGAATATATATTAGAATCTTCAATAGAATTTAAATCAATTCCTTTATTAGAACTTAATAAAATATGATCTGTTTTTGAATTAAATAATAATCTCCCAGAAGCAATAATTATTTGATTTTTATTGTATTCTTTAGGATTTTCTGGGAATGGAGATTTGTAATTAGAATAATTTGAAGAAGCTGGAATTATAGGAATTTTTTGGGTTGAGGTTAAATATATAGATGATTCATCTTTATTAATATCTTCTAACACAGGAACCCAACCTTCATTATTTTGTGAACCTTGTCCGTTTTTCAATATTATTATAGGATCTCCATTTTTACCACTATTTGACCAAAAATTATTCTTCAATACTGTACTCCCAAATCTTAAACTATTTCCCCACCTTCCTTCATATATTACATCCCCTTCAAAAGGTAATAAGGGATGAATGTTTGATTTTTCTTCAAAAGTATTTCCTAATTTTATTTCAGTAGGATTATTATTAGTTTTTTTATTATTTCCTATCTGTGTTTGGTTATAGTTTTGATTTTGTGATAATGGGTTTTCATTAGGATATTCAGGATATCCATTATGATGAGGATGATTCCATATTCCTATAATATTTAAATAATAGACTTGTGAAGAATTAGTTGAATCACTTAAACCATAATCAGGTAAAGACATAACATAAACTATCTCATTTATCAATGGATAATTTTTAATGTTGGGAAGCAAAGGTTTAGCAATTGGAAAATTTTGTTTTCCAGAAGAAGGGGCCTGTACAGAATCATATTCTATACTTCCTAATGAATTCCATTCCCCCAATTCTTTGAATCTAGGGTGATTTTGATTTAATATAATGCTTTTTACTCTTACAGCATTTATTAATTTATTGTTTAATAAAGATGAAATTTGTTCATTAGAAAATTGATCTTTTAATATAGATAACATTATCTTTTATTTTTTTCTATATTTTCTATTTCATCTAATAATTTTTGTTTTTCTTCTTCAGACATATTATAATCGTTACCCCCTTCTGATGATGAAGAACTTTGTATAGCTTTTTGAATAATATTAGCCATCTTTATTAATTGTTCATCATTTTTTACTCCTACATCTAAATATTCTTTTATCAAAGGAACTAATAATGTAGCATCTCCTATATCATTTATCAAAGGTTTTAATTCACTTATTAAAGAAGAAATTTGGGTTTCTTTCTTTTTTTGATTATTATATATTTCTTTTAAAATATCTGAAAATTTTTTTTGTCCAAATATTAATTTATCTAATGCAGACATGTTTTTATTATAAATACATTAATGGTCAAAATCTATATAGCCATTTTCCAAATAAAATGAATAATTCTTTTTAAAAATATCTTTTAATTTAGCAGCTACTTTAGTAATTTTAGGGGTTTTTACATCTACCATTTCTCTAATATATATGTATAGGGCTTTTTTATTAAATACATCTATGTTTTCTCTTTTTCTGAATATTTCTAATATAGCATCTGCTATTTTAGAAGATTCATCTGCAGGAATTATGTATCTTTCTGGAGGGAAAAGGGTATATATATTTTTAGTACAATATTCTACATAAGAATCAACAAATTTCGACAACTTGTCTCCTTTGTATTTTTGATCTTCTAATGAATAAGAATAAGATTCACTAGATTTTAAATCTTCTAAAGATGATTTTTCTAATAATTTTTTATAATTTTTTTCATTATATATTATAAGCCAGTTTTTTACTATAGTTCCAAAATAAGAATAGGCTTTAGGGTAATTAATTTTATTCTTAATATTCCAAGTATCTAAAGTTTTAATATAATTTTCTATGTCAGTTTGATCAAAAAATATTTTATCTTTTACAAAATTCAAAAATCCATCATTATATTTTTCCCCCAAATATTCTCTAAATTTATTATTTACAGAAATCTTTGGTTTATACATATGAAGTTTTTCTTCTATTAAAACAGTAATTATCTCATGTTTTAAGTCATCTAGATTTTCAACTTCTGTATAATAAAACTTAAAAGTATGGATTAAATTTTCTGCTAATTTATATAAAGCATAATATATTTTTTCTTCAAAAAGTTTACTTTTTTCTTTAAAATCTGAAGAATTATTATATAATATTATAGCATTTTCTGTATCTTTAGTAAAATAATTTTTATTTTGAGCTTTAGTTTTTACATCATTCATATTTTTATTAAAAGTTTTTTGATTTCACTATGCAAAAACTTTATATAATTAAAAAACCAACCTATTTCATCATCTGAACTAAATCTTTGATGCATGTCTAATTCATGTAGTTTTTTTTCAGATTGAATAAATAATTTGTTTAAATTATTCAAAACTTCTATATTATTAGTTATAATATCTTCTCTATTTTCTAGTTTTCTTAAAGTATTAAAAGTAGTAAAAATAAAAACACCTAATAATATAGATAAAATAATAATCGTTAATATCATAAGTCTTCCATTAAAGATTTTAAATTGTTACTGCCTACAGATTTTAAAGCCTTTTGATTAAGAGAAGGTTTTGTTTCTGGTTTAATCTTGGTTTTGGTTTCTGAGGAATTAAATTTAGGTAACCATTCCCTCTCAAATTCTATTCTTGCAGCCATCAAATCAGCTTGATGTAATATATAAGGCAAACTATTTCTGGGTTTTTGTTCAGGTTGAAACCCCATTAAATATTTTTTATTTCCTTCATCATATATCCCATCATGTGTTTGGATAGCAATCATTTCATTAAATGTATAGTTAATTCCATTTGACTGAAGTAAAAACAGTCCTCTATCTGGGACTGAAGCAAAAGGTAAAAATGTATTAAAAGTATAATCTTCTCCTAATTTTTCTTTTCTCCAAGAATCAGTCTGAGGTATATATGATTCGTTGGTTTCATCCCCCATTTTTCCTAAATCATGATTTAATGCTGAGAATATTAATTCTTCTTGAGTAAAAAGAGTAACATCAGAACCCATTTTTTCCCATAATTTATATAAAGAAATAGAACATTCTATTACTCTTAAAACATGCTCAACATACCCTCCAGGAAAAGCATTATGGTATTCTTTTTTATGAGAGGCGGGCATTAACATTAGTCTTTCTTCATACTTTTTATAAAATTCTAAAAGTTTAGTTTTTCTTGGTTCTGAGATTGTTTCTTTTATTATATCTAATAATTTTACCCAATTTTGACTAATTTGTTCTGCTGTCAATTTCATAATTTATTTATTTCTTCTGGTGAAAAGGGCTGAGTGTGTACAAATGATTTAAGTTCTTCTATTAAATCCATAGTTTCAGAAAGTGTTTTTGTAAATTCTTCTACTGGAGTTTGTCTGTTGACCATAAAGTTTAATTTGTTAACCTTTGATTCTAGGTTATCCATTTTATTCAAAATTAATTCTCTGTTTCTCATAATATTGTTATTTTAATATAGTTTATCATATAATTATTTATATGTAGTTATTAAATAGTATATTATGTAGTCTAACCCATAATACCTTACACCCCTGTAGTATCTTACACCCCTCTGTAACCCAACCCATATACCTACCCTGTTGTTACCCTTACCCCCCCTGTGGGATGTATTATAATAAAAAATTTTCAAAAATCCAAGCTAAGTTAAAAAGATTTTTTTAATATTTATTATAAAAAGATGAAGGATTCACTATTAATTGTTTTATTATTGTTAATTTCAGGAATAATAATGATGACTCCTAATGATAACACGCTCTATAAAAATCAAAACCCTTTAATATTAAGTAATGATTCTGTTTTTAATATACAAAACATTAAAGTAGAATCCAACAATTATTTAAAATTATATTATAAAGATAATATATCTTCAAAAATTTACCCTAAATCAGGCCCTCCTATTGATTCTTATTGTACTGATTCTACTTTAATAACTTTTGTTTTTAAAAATTCAGTAGAACCTAATCTAAAAATTTGGAGTACCAAAAAAATGAGTTGTTTAATATCTGCTGTTTTTTATTTAGATTATAATAACAGTTCAAAATTGAAAACTATTCCTATAGATTCGATATATGTTTTTAACCAAATAACATACAACGAATATAAATTTAAAGTTAAACAACCGTATTATTTTCGTGCAATAGAATTATAATCGTTTATAACTTTTATATATTTTCATATATGAATTTTCTAACCAAATTCAATACCTGATGCGATCTTTTGTATATTAATTTAATATACGTTATATAGCGCTTAAGATATTGGTTAAAAAAGCACATTTTTCGTATTCTTCTCTTAGTTCAAAATGTTTTATTGATTTATTTATACATTCTTTTAATAGTGAATCTCCAAATGCTTTTATTATTTCTTTAATTTTAGAATCTTTTATATCTATTTCAAACAAATAACTATAAGCTTTGTTGTATAAAATTTTTTCTCCTAATAAAAGAATGGTTTCTTTATCTAGATCAGGATTTTGTTCTTGTAGCGTTGTATGTAAATTAAAATTATAATTTTTTATATTTGATATTATTTTTTTAAATTTACCTATATTAAACAAAGGATGATTATATATATCTATAAAGTTATCTTCTTCGGGAGAATCAGGATTTAAAAATAAATCAAATATTTGATCTGTATTCATTTTTTCCAATAAATATGGGTATGTCTAAGAAAAAAATATTTTTCCTAAACATACCCATTTTATTTATTTTGTTAAAAAAACTATCTACATTGATAATCAGCTGCTCTTGTTGCTATTTGGTCTTCAAACTTAATGTTTACTCTATAACCAGAAGATTTAGCCCATCCTTTAGAAGCAGATATCAATTTGTGAGAAGGAGCAGATTCTTCTGGGTTAAAATCCATATCTATAGTTATTTTTAAACTAGGGATGTTTTTAGACAATAAATCTGCTATTTCCATACTAAGTTCAGTTTCTTTCCATAACCTAGTCCATATGTCGTTTATTCTAGGGATTAGGGTTTTTTTGTATATGTAATGAACCCCATTATTAGGAAATCTAAAAGCTATAACAGTTGCATAACTTATAAATCTACCTTTTACTTGAGAATCAGTACCTATATAAACCTGAACAAAAGGATTTTCTTTTATAGTTTTGATTGTATGCGAAACAGGAAGTACTTTTTTTCCTTCCAAAGTTTTAAAAAAGAGATTTTCCATTTAGTCTTTTTTAGGTCCAACATATATTACTTTGGTATATTCATGACTTGATAAGTAATAATGTCCTTTTTTTTCATAAACTGTTACCCCCCCACCTTCATTATATACTTCCCAAGCTTTAACTTGATTGCCGTCTTTCATATATATTACATATTTATATGTTGGATAATTACAACCAAACAGTAAAACAATTAATGATAAAAATATTTTTTTCATAGTAGATAATATATGTACTTTTGGTAGGATTCGAACCCACATTTTCTGATCCGTAGTCAGAGGTTTTTATCCAGTTAAACTACAAAAGTATACTTTGCGGAAGGTAGAGGGATCGAACCTCATTTTATATTTCAAAACATCACGCTTAGCAGGCGGATCCTATCTCCGTTTAGGTTTACCTTCCTTTAAAAAAGGGGACTGTTAATCCCCTTAGTAATTAGATATTTATTAATTCTATCTCTTTCAACAATATTGAAACATCAATTTCTGCTTTTTTTATCATCTCATAAATATCAGCAGAATACCCAAACAATTGAATCAATTTTTTTCCAGGTTTAAACATTGTAGTTCCGTAACCTTGAATATCTATAGTGTAGATAAAAGGTTCACCATATTTAGTTTTATAGGTTTGATAAGAACTATTTGAAATTATACTATCTCCACCTTGTAAGTCAGAAATAATAAAAATTCTATCATACTGTCCATCTAGCGCTCTGAATATAGAATCAAAAGAAGTTCCATGTCCTACTTTTCCTGTTTGGTTTAATCCTATGTTTTTAATAGTATTTATACTATCTCCTGGATTATATTTTATTTGAGCACAAGTTGAAGCAAACTGATATAAATCAGCTCCTATTCCTTTAGCTAAAGTAGCACCAATTAATGCGGCTTTTTCAATTGGAGATTTATTGATTTTTTTACCATT